CTGGGAGTTTAACGAACGTAACTCCGACAGCTGTAACTACAGGTGTGGCATCAGGATTAGCCTTAGCCGCCAATGCAAGTCGAAAATATGCTTCATTTCAAAATGATAGCGACACAACAATTTATTTGATATTTGGTGTTGGACCAGCGGTATTAAATATTGGAATCCGTCTTAATGCCAATGGTGGTACTTACGAAATGAGTCCGGCAATGGGAAATCTAGATTTACGGGATGCGTACTCTATATCTTCCGGTGCGAGCAAAAACCTCCTTGTAAGGGAGGGAATATAATGTCTTTTAATAATCCTTCTATTAGCGATTTATTACCTATCGCAACTTACACGCATTCGGCAAATACAGAAATAGTTATCAGTGCGGTTAATGTTGGCACGGATACCTTTACAAGCGTTGGACATGGCTTAATTAATACGAACAAAATATATCCAGTAATGAATTACGATGCTGGAAATATTTATCCTATTGATAAATATCCTGGTGGCATTACTTATGCGAGTGGATATTTTGTTGTTAACAAAACGACTGATACCTTCCAATTATCACTAACAAGTGGCGGTGCGGTAATAGATTTGACGACAAATGCAAATTTAGATTTAACAAAATGGCATTTTGAGAAATGGATATCAGACCCAATAATTAGTGGATTACCTAGTTTGTCAAAATGTAAGATCCTTATTAAGGGCAAAAATTTAGACAAAGGGGCAACTCCTCAGGTAACACCAACCGGCATAACGTATAGTGCGGAATGGTTACAAAATGGGAATAATACTTATTTTTTACCATTCTTTGGTTTTGTTGGTGATGTTAGCATAGACGTGGAGATTGTAATTGACTACAAAAAGTATTTAACGTTGAAGTGCTATGGTTATGGGGTGGCCTCGTCAACATCTTCTGCCAATATTTCCACTTTGAACGAAAAATTATTAAAATCTCCTAAATACAGAGAAGGAACATTTAATTCAATTACGATAAGTGGTTTATATATTGCAAACGGTACAGTGGTGGAGGTGTACAAAGCGTGAAGAAACAAGTAATTTTTAATGCTCAAACTGGTGAAACCATAATTATCGATGTACCAGACACTGAAGTTCCAATTATTGTACAACCAAAAACAGACATCGAACTACTCCAGGAAAAGAATGAATCCTTAGAATCTCAACTAGCCCAAACCAACTCGGATTTTGCTAGTTTTATGGATTATTATTTTACGATTAACCCCGAATAATTAAAAGAAGGAAGGTAATTTATTATGGCGTTAATTCAACCGATGGTATTGGCATTCAGAACTTCCACTTACGCAAGAAATATTTTTCTTTATGGCACAAATCGTCTAACTGCGCGAGATGGATTTGTAGGAGTTCCTGCTGAGTATTATGTACCCGTTCAGCAATATGCAAAAAACAACTTTTTACAATCCGACATTGATAATGCTTTAGCGGCAACATGGATTAACGATCAGGAATATGCGGAGATTATGGCTCTTTAGTGGTTCGCTAAAGACCCAATAAACGAACATGCCCAAGGGATGCTTTAATTAGCATCCTTATTTTATTGAAAAGGAGGTAACAGATTGAACCTCTCAGAAATCAGAGACTTATCCCTAGCCCTAATAAACTCATTATCAGCAGAAGGAACTCGTCTCGAAGAATCTGATATCGCAGATTTAAAATTTGCATTTCCTGGGTTTCTAAACACAGCACAGACAAAGTTTGCTGAAAAAGACAAAATCGAAGATGTGTTGCCCATCGTTCAGGTTTCCTCAGATGTTGGAGATATTCTTCATCCTTTGCCGACTAGCTTAATCAGTATCAACAAGGTTATATTCCTTAATAGCAATGGTAGACGCAGACCGTTCAGCGATTATTCCGAAGAAATGGGAAATATCGTCATTGATTCAAGTTACGAAGGTTCATTCTTTATCTATTACAATAAGCGCCCTACGCCGTTAGTTCTCGATACAGACTTGCCAAGTATACAGCCTCAATTTCATCAATATTTAGCCTATTTTTGTGCAGGAACCTGGTTATTTAGTACAGGTAAGGAACAAAATGGAATTATTTACCTTAATATGTTTGACGGTTTTTTACATGAGTGCGAACCAAATAATGAGACAGGCTCAGGACTAATCAACCAATCGTCATGGTAGGGGGTGGTTTAATTGCCAATATGCGTTCCAATCACTCCGAACATTGACGATGGAATGTTCATCGGGACAGTAAACGACACTGATAAAATTGTCTACGCACCTGAACCGTTGGTAACTGTATATCCATTAGACACAGGTATATGGCAACCAAACGTAGGTTCGGGATGGACAGCTTTCGGTGGGGATAGAGTAGTTGTAGATAATACCGATGGATCAAACTTATTCTTAAATGCGATTTATTCTATTCAACAGACGGTTGCTAAACCTGTCACGTTACGTCTTATTGTAGAGGGTGAAGGAATAGCGTCTAGTAGCGGTGGATTTTCGATTGAGCTTATCATGACAGATTCAGGCGGTTTAGGAGGAACAGTTCTTGGTGATCAACAGATTAACTTTCCTGCTGGTACATGGCCAGAACGTCAATTTAGTGTGACGGTAAATCCTTCTGCACCTGCATATTATTTATATGCTTATATTTTCACACGGACAGTAGTTGGGAAAGTTACAATCAGACAGGCAGAGTTATTCCAATCGGGAGATACTCCTAGAAAGAGTGGCGCATGGAATTCTAAAATCTTTGATTTAACGAGTTTGGCAAATATCCCAATTGCTCTAGGATCTATCCCATTAAAGACTATTGCCTTTTATTACAACGACCTTTCTAATGTGGATGATATGGGAAGCGTTGATTATAGTATCGACCAGCTTAAGAAGTACGAATTTGTGGTTACGAATCCCCCCGAAGAAAACACAACAACTCGCCAACAATTAGTTCAAACTTCTCTTATTAGCGCTGCGGTTAAGTTATTTGGTTATGTTCAGGTCGGTCCATTGCCAGGAGAAGACCTTAAACTCGTCTCAGAAATAACTCCTCATATCGATAATTGCGATACTGGCGATTACTATGGCGTATTCTTTGATATGTTCGGTAGTGATTATGGCGTGAGTCGCACAATGCAAAATGAATTGATCGACTACGCTCATAGTAAAGGGTTAAAGGTATTTGCTAATGCCTGGGTTCCTGCTAGTGTCATAAGCCCATCTGAGGGTCCTGTATCGATGGGAACAGACGATTGGGTACTCTTAGAGTCCTACTATATTAGAGGGACTAATGATGGCGTTGGAGCATATGCGGGAGTTCCCGAAGGTGGATTTATAAACTCATTTAACAAATACGTACAGACGGTAGAATTAGCTAAGTCAATAGGAGTAAAAGTATGCGGAATGGCTTATGCTTTCTCCGCAACTCTGTTAAGTGACCCTACGGACTTAATTAATGCTTATATCCTATCCGTTGGGTTAGGCATTGATTCCCTATGCTATAACTATGCCGTGGAGTCTAAATCCTTGGATTGGCTACTTTCTGATTACTCAATACCACAAGTTGGGACAACTCTTATTACCCCTTTTACTCAACTAGATTCTCAGACGTATGAAGCAATTACGAATGAGGGTATGATTCATTTTATCGCTGTTGATGATCCTGTATCTCGTTCCTATAAGACTCTCCAAATTCCTGATTTAATAGATGTTGAGATTCAGTCATTGCCTACTTTAGTTGCTCAACAATATGAGGTTCATTATTTTGTCAGTGCAGATGCCAAAACATGGACGCAGGTGACTAATTTAACAACCGATAAAAGGTACTTGCAAATAAGAATTATTATGAGGGGATGATGATATCGCGCAAATAAAGGTTGGTTCGTTTAAGAATTCTACTAAGGAAATTATTTATCAAGACTTTTCGGGGGGATTAGACTATAAAAACAACGCATCCCTTCTGCCAATGAAATTCACCCCTGAGTGTCAAAATATTCGTATTCGTGATGGCAGTATAGGTAAGCGTCCTGGTTATCGTAGACTATTCCCCACATCCCTCGGTTCTGGAAAGATCAACGGAGTTTTCCCTTATGTTAAGGCAAATGGGGTAGAAATAAGGGCTATAGCTCATAGTAATAAACTTTACTCTCAAACTTCTAATAATCAGCCAATATTGGTGCGAAGTGGCCTAGCAAATGCTAAGGCTACTTTTTTTACGCTTTCCGATACCCTTTATTTGTTAAATGGAACTAATTACATGGATTCGGACGGAGTGGATGTTGTTGGCTATAACCCGCTAATACTCATCGGAAGAAGTCCAACCGGAGTACCAAACTCAGGTACAGTGAATGAATCTTTCAACCTATTGTCTGCTGGATTTAAAACATCATTTAGCGGTACAGGATCGGCAACGGCCTATACATTACCCCATACTCATCTAGACACAACTCCTATAATTGTGGAGATAAATGGCTTTGTAAAAGAACTGACTACGGATTATACCGTTAACTTCACGACAGGAGTAGTAACTTTTGTTGCCTCCCCTGCTCTAGGGACAGACAATGTTGTCATAACTGCTTTCAAGGCATCTCTGACGCATCCTGAGTATATCCGTAATTGTACTATAGCTGAGGTGTTTGGAGGAAAATCGGAATCAACTGTGTTCCTTTCCGGAAACCCCAACTTCCCTGATGTAATTTGGCGCTCTCGGTTGTATGGAGAAATGCCTTCTGCTAATTATTTCCCTGACGATGCCCTACAAAAAGTACCTGGTAATGTCGCAGGATTAGCTCATATCTTTGATCTACTTTATGTTTCGCACTCGAAGGGGCATGGATTCCTTTCTTATTTAGATGGAACCAAATACCCTATATTCCCCTACAGCGAGATTAATTCAGAAAAGGGTACAGATATACCAGGAAGTATCCAAGAGGTCGATAACACGGTTGTATGCGCTTCTACGGTCAACGGAGTGCTACAAGTCCTATCGAACACAACCGTCAATAATCGTCTATCCGTGAATGATGTTTCTGACCTAATCGACAGGGGTGGAGTTGAACGGCAAGACCTTGGATTACTTCGACAGGCTAATCTTCAAACCGCAGTATCATACAACTTTGATGGATACTATGGGTTGTGTGTTAATGATTGTGCCTATGTTTGGGATTACAAAACAAACGCTTGGCTATTTGATACAAATATTCCTGCATCCTGCTTTGCTGTAATCGATGGAACGCTTTGTTTCGGAAGTAATACAGACGGAATAGTTTATCAATTCGACCAAACTATTGCTAACGATGATGGTTCGGCTATTGACGCTTGGTACGACACGCGCGAAGAATCAGCAGGTAGTCCAAACAGAATTAAGGTAATTAATCGAATTGATTTAGAAGCAAAGCCTATGACTCGCGGTTCGACAGAAGTATCTATCCGTTCTCGTCAGTCAAATGGAGTTGTAGTGCTGAATATGGCAACAAACGCATTTAGCTTTGTTGGCTTTAACTTCGTAGGTTTTACATTTAGTACCTCATTCTTCCCTGTGTTAAAGCGGAAGCGAATGTCTAAAAGGGCTAACTATTTTCAATTTAGGTTCAGGAATAACGTATTAGACGAGGGAATGAGCGTTATCAGCCTTCGCGCAGAATACGATATCGGGAGTGAAATGAGATGACCTTTCCAACAAAGGATACCTTTACGTTCGACTATACAACGCTGGGAGATTACCCATCGTGGACGCCTGCGCAAACCAAAATAAATATGAATGCTCGAAGTGAAGAAATGAGAGTTGCACTAAATGCTTTAATTGGTGCACTCAATTCTACTGGCACAGATAATTGGATATATCAACAGATTATCGACGTAGTGGCAGGAGGTATTGCAGATAATTCATTAGATGATAATAAGTTGTCTAATGAGGCAGGACAGGTCAAGGACAGACTTGCTACTAACATAGTGGATTACACGGCCTTTAAGGGAACAAAAGCGCAAGCAAGCGGTTTAGCATCCCTGGATAGCGGAGGCCACCCTGTGGAAAAACCTTACGTGGTAGGAACCTACACAGGGGATAATAGTGCTTCAAGAAATATAAGTATAGGGTTTAGGCCGTCGGCAGTGCTTGTAATGAATAGATATGGACAAACAACTGTTCAGAATAGTGATGTAGCGGCAGGATTAGCCATAGATGGATTCCCTGCGTCTTGGACAGTCTCAGCAACCGAATATAAAATTGTCGAAATAAATGCAACCGGGTTTGCTGTGGCCAATGTCGTTAATGCTGGTGGGGGCACAGTGGATTTAACTACTAATAACTCTGGTACACTTTGGAATCCCTATAGATATATCGCATTCAGATAAAGGGGGCTTTTGTAAATGATTATTCATAAAAATACAAAAAGCGTAGAAACAAATTCACTGAGTCCTAATGAAAACTTCGGCAACTATGAGAATGTTTTTGTAGTTGATGACGCTAGTGAATTGGGGCAAAAGATACTATCGTCGCAACCGTTTTTTGAACTTGAATTAAGTGGCAACGGAAGCCTAATTGACATTACGCCAACAGAAAGGCTACCCGAACCATCACGGCCTCCCTCGGAACTCGACATACTAAAAGATGTGCAATCGCAAGTCGTTCTCGCTCTAGTGATGGGAGGGCTAATGTAATGGATTGGTTCGCATTTATATCCAGTAATTACCCCAAGAATTATACTATTGCACAAGTGAAGATATTCGTAGTAAAAGGAAAAATCACAGCAGAGCAATTCTTCACAATCACAGGTGAGGTTTACACAACATAATAACAATAACTCAACGGAGGGGGAATAACCCCTTTTTATTTATGCCTTTTTTTGAAAGGAGTTGACTAAATGGCAAGCTACTACAACGAGAATCCATCGGGTGATGCAAACGCCAATTCCGCTAGATTAGCGGCCGCTAGGGCGGCACAGGCTAATGGAGTGTCCACATCTTACGGTAGTGATGGAACTCCTAGTTTTACTCAAACAGGCGGGGCTTCTTCCGGTTCATATGGATCAGGAGGAAGTTCATCGAATGACGATGGTAGCCACGCTGCGGCACTTGCTGCATTAAAGGATGCGTATGGTAAGCAGCTCGATTCTACGATCAATATGTACAATACGGAAAGGTCCAAGATTCCTGGTCAAGTTACCGTAGCGAATAATCAAGCATCTTCCGCAGGCATGACTAACGCGAACCATATAAGAACCGCACTAGCTCAGATGGGGCTACTACAAAGCGGAGAATCAGCATCACAACAACTCGCCAACGATATTGGAACAGCAAGTAATATCAATGCCAATAATCTCCAAGGGCAATCTTTAGACGCTAGTTATGCTGATAAGATAGCGGCAGCACAGGCGGCAAACGCAATTAATTACAACAATGCGGCGTATCAGTATGGAAGGGATGCCGTAGGTGATAATCAGTGGAATCGATCCTTCGGGCAACAACAGGCACAGGATGCGTTTAATAATGGGATTAATGCGGGCAATTTGACGAGGTACGTTCCTAAAATCGTTTCTGATCTTTACCCTGCATGGGCGGCTAATAATCCATCGGGGGCTATTAGCCCAACTACGCAAGCCGCGCTACCTGCTTCGATTGCGGCAATTTTTCCTAACGCTACAAATGTGACGGAATCAGCTAACGGATACAGTTTTACAAGTGCAAATGGGGTTAGATCGTATTACCCTAAATAATTAGGAAAGGAGGTAAATTACATGGCGATATACGGATTACAGGCTGATGTGGAAAAGAATCAAAATAAGGGAGTTTCCTTATACGAACCTGGCAAAACTCAACTTACTAGTGGCGATGTATTTCTCGGTGGTCCGGGAACAGGCGTGACGGATGCAATGTTAGGGCAGGGAGTTACGAGGGTGTTCGGGGATACTTCGGATCATACGGCTCAGGCACTGGACGGTTATCTTAAAGATACCTCAACTTCGGTTAAGTCTGCTATAGCAGGTGCCGCACCGCGCATATATGGCTTACAGGCTGATATTGACGCTAATGCTGGCAAACAGGCAGTGAATTTATTTGAACCAGGCAAAACTCAAATGACACCGCAAGATGTATTTTTGGGCGGGCAAGGCACAGGCGTAACGGATGCAATGCTCAATGGTGGGCAAAGAGTCTTCGGAAATACTTCTGCCGATACCTCGGCCGCGCTTGATAACTATAAGGGAGATTTATCTTCTCAGATTAAGGCTGCAATAGCCGCTAATTATGCGCCAAGGGTTGATGCGGCAATGGGTATGCCTACGGGTGCTAGGTTAGATATGGAGAACGCTCAGGCGCAGAATGCTATATCTAATAATCTTGCACAAAAGACGTTTGATCATGGCGTAGCTCAAGATAAATTCAGCAATGAGTATAACGTCGGCAATTTAATGGGGAATTACAAAGGACAAGATACGTTGTCGAAGCAAGCTCAGGCTATTCAAGCGAATCAATTTGATAAGACGTTTAATAATGGCAAGGATGAGTTCGGCAGGACGTTGGCGTATAACTATGCTAATAGTGCTGCTAATCGGGCTATTGATCAGCAGAATGCAGACAACAACGAATTAGCGGCAGGAATCACTAGGACAGGTGGAGGAACGGTTAGCGGTGGCAGTATGCCAGCAGAATATAGCGGATGGGTAAATGATGCGGCCGCTAAGAACGGCATACCTCCCGCTATCCTTGCTGGGCTTATTGAAGCGGAATCAAGCTGGGACCCCAATAATGTTAATAAGGTATCAGGAGCGACAGGATTAGGGCAATTTTTAGCGAAAACAGGAGATGAAGAAGGGGTCAATAGGACGGACGCTAAGTCATCTATTTATGGGGCCGCAGCTTATCTTGCTAAACGTATTCAATGGGCAGGTGGAGACTTGAATAAGGGTATCATGGGGTATGGAGAAGGGACTCCTGAATATCTGCAGAGGGTTCTTGATAAATCGAAGAATTACACAATAAGCGAAGGAACAAAAACGATAGGGACTAAGCCAACAGACAAGATTAATACTAACGAGTTAGTCGGTAGACTCAATACTTTATACACAACGAAGGATAGTGATGGGGTTACGAGTGTAAACCCTGACACAAAATCACAATTAAGAACAGCTATCATTGGGCAGGGACTATCAGACCAGGAAACTGATCAATTATTGCTTTATTATGGATTGCCAGTTAATAAATAAAAAGGAGGGAGGTTATGGGAAGATACGATGCCGAAAGGCAACAGATGGGCGTTACAGTAACCGTAGGAGGTACAGCCTCATCCCCATCATCCAGATACGCAGCGGAACGACAAGCGATATTCAATCCTCCTTCGTCTACGGCAGATTGGAGAAGACAAGAAGATTCTAACACAATGCCTAACTTTTCCTTAGACACAACAACGCAACAACAGCCTAACAACGCTAGTGTTTCCGCTCCGCAAGTTCCACAACCTTCAACATGGGACCAAATAAAAGCATTCGACCTTAAGGGCTTGGGTAATCAGGCAATTCTAGGACTAGAGCATGGATTAGCCAATACGGGTTCATCGAAAATGGATACCTATATGGCGAATGCTCATGCCACTGATCCGGGTGTCTTAGGGCAATTCGGTAGACAGACATTAATTAATGATCAAAAGCGCAATGCGTATTTAGATGCTAATCCTGTTAATTCTCTTCCTGCACAGTTAGGTGAAATGATCCCCTCCATACCATTGTGGGCGGCAGGGGAGGGGGCTTTAGGGACGTTGGGCAAGTCGTTAGGTAAACTAGTCCCTGCCCTTGCTTCAACGGCTGAGAAGGTGGGTTCTAAGCTTCCTGGTATTGTTAAGGGTGGGTTGATGGATGCTGGGACATATGGGGGAATCGTTGCGCCTGTAGAAACTATTCAGCAAGGAGGAAACCTACAGGACCTTATTGATAAGGAAAAGCAATTGCCGATGGTTGCGCTAGGTGGCGTAGCAACTAGGGGATTATTCAAGGGGATAGGGGAAGGCGTAGGGGCTACTAAGAGTTTAATCAAACCCCTCGGTGTACCTGCTGAACCGTTCGGACCTCCACAATCCCTTATACCCCCCGTTCGCTCATTTCAACGTGGAGCAGACTTAGGACCATTGAAGTTAAGCGATACTCTTACTCCTGAGTATAAGGCAAAACAAGCTGAATTAAATAGCTTATTTAAGGATGCTCCTATAGGCACTACAACCACTCCCCTTGCCACTAGAACCTTGCAGGATGGCATTGATACCAGCATGGGTATTGGTAAGCCTGTAGGCGATTATCAAGGCTTGGATGCGTTCGGTAAGCCTTTGCAGAGCTTTAAGAAAAGTACAGACCTTCAAAACAATGTAGATGAGATAAGCGCTCAATTGGACAACCAACTCAAAGGCTACGAAACCATGATTAAGCAAGCTGACGAACAGACTCCTATCGGAACGATTCGCAAAGCTATTTTTGATAAAGGCGGCATTCGTCAAGCTAATGATGGGATATTCGAAGAGAAAAGAGTCATTCCAAACTGGATAAGAAATGACACTACCGGGATGCCATTGGATCAGATGGCTGATGAGTTAAAAATGACCTCAGACGATCTGCTTAAGGCTGTAAGCGACTCTAAATTTGTTCCGAAGGATTACGCTAAGGAAGCCCTTACGATGGCTAGTAAGGACCCTGAGTATCAAGCGAATAGTAGTTTGTTGGATACGTTAAAGGCACAGTTACCGGGGAAGAGAACGCTTGACGTTATTCCTAAGCTCAAACCCCGCGAACTAACGCCAAAACTCGAACCATTGCCGATTCAACCACAACGATTGACGTTATCGGGTAGTCTTCCTCCCGTGGATGCTCCATTTAGTCCCGTTAAGCCGTTAAGGGGTGCTACTCCACTTAAACCTATTTCTGCCGAACAGACGTTAACTGATGCATTGAAGGGGAGGGAAAAGGCTCCTTTGAAATCTCCTAATGCGGAAATTACCAAGGTTGGGGATTCTGCTAACACTCCAAATGTTCAAACGGGCAAAGCAACATGGGCCAATAAAGATGTTGACCAACCTGTAGAAGTGACGGGCTATGCTGGCAATCATAATGGCGTGGATTATGTAACGATTAAGGGTAGTAATTCGGGGGTTCCTTTGAGTGAGATTAGGTATGATTCTACTCCGTTAAGGAGCCCAACTCCATTGCCGAAAGATACTAAGGTGTTCTGGCAAAGCGTCAGTAAGGAGTTATTTGCCAAAGGAGAACAACCTCCTTTTACCCTAGAGATTATGAAAAAGGACATCCAATCAGGTAAACTTGATATCAGTAAGCTTTCTAACGAGGAAGAGATTAGAACGTTACTAGGGATGGATCTTCAAAAGTTCTCACAGAATGCTGTACCTCAAAGTGTTATCGGATCGGAGCCAAGTATTCCGGCAGGACTAAAAGAAAGAGGCGTATCTGAAAATATTAGGACAGATGCTAACCGACCTGATGAATTACCTGAACCACAAAGTAAAATTATAATTGGAAAACCAAAGGATAAGATCACCTTTAAGGACGCTTTGAAAAAGTTTTATGTAAAAGTAGTCAATACCCAACAGCCTATTTATGATGTTGGGAAAATTGCTGGTTCAGATGTTGGTAAATTGGCAAGTAACACAAAGAGCGTTAGCGGCATTGTAGATCATAACTTTTTAACCTCAATGGTTGATAAGAATGGTGACGTTGTTGGCGATTCGCTAAAGAAAACTGTAGAAGCAATCCCAAAAGGCCAAGAGGAAGAATTTTGGACGTACATGTCACAGCGCCATAATATCGACAGAGCCAGGGAAGAATTCAATATGGTACCTAAAACAGATAAGCAGGGATTCACTGTCAATGATAAGTACGGTAATCCGATTATGAACAAAGTGGTCACCAAAAAGCCTACTCCCGTTCAAGCAAACTACACTCCTAGCATGTCGGAAGATGCGGTTAAAATTGCGGAACAAGCGCATCCTGAATATAAAGCGGTAGGGGATGGCATCGTTAAGTGGTTAGATGATTTCATGACTACGTGGGGCGTGGATACTGGTATCGTTAATAAAGACATATACGCCAGTTTGCGCCAAACTTATAAGTCTTATTTCCCCACTCAGCGGGATTTCAGTACACTAGAGAGCGCCATACCAGATGGAGTAGCTTCTAAGTTTGCAGACCAACGAACTCCAATTCGTAAGGCAACTGGATCAGAACGAGACATTATTGACCCTATTGAAAACATTATGAATCTAGTTAGCAAGGTTGTCCGAACAGCCAAGTATAACGAAGTCGGGCAAAGTCTACTTGATGCTGTTAAGAGTAGCCCTGAAAAGATGAAACAATTTGCAGAAGTTATCCCTGTTAAGGATGGAATGACCGCCAATACGGATAATGTTATCTCTGTTCTTGTGGATGGAAAAGCTCAATATTTACAAATTAACGACAGGATGTTACTTGATGCCATGAACGGGTTGCCTAAAAGCATAAATAGTGTTCCCGTTCTAACGGCGGTTACTAACGGCATCAAGGGATTGATCACACAGAAGAATCCCCTGTTCGCAATACGTAATATCGCAAGAGATATCCCTACCGCCTACGCTTATGGTAGCGAGAGTAATCCCTTAAAGTTTACAAGTGGTCTCGTTGGGGCGGGTAAGGACATATTGACCAATAGCCCACGATTACAAAAATACCAAGCGGTCGGTGGTGGTGGTGCTAATTTCTTCAAGTCTGGCGATGTGACTAAGTCAGCGACAGAATTGACAGGAAAAATAAACCCCATTAAGAATATAGCACTAAAGCCCTTGAAGGCTATTGAAAGATTTAATAATCTCACTGAGGCGGCTCCCCGACTTGCCGAGTTTAATCGCGTTCTTGATAAAACGGGTGATGTGACAAAGGCATTATTTGCCGCCAATGATGTAACCGTTAATTTCTCTAGGGGTGGAAATGTCACAAAGAATATTGATAAAATGGGTGGAATGTATGTAAATGCGAGCTTCCAAGGACTAGACAAATTCTTTAGAGGATTCCTTTCCCCTAAGACGGCAGTCGCAACAATCGTTAAATCTGGCGTTGCTATTACTGCTCCCGACCTTGCACTTTACATGGTAAATAAGGACGACCCAAATTATCAGGCATTAGATAATAGAACCAAAGATGCTTACTTCCTTATACCAAAGGGTAACGGTGAATTCTGGAAAGTTCCTAAATCCAGAGAACTTGGCGTGTTGTTTGGATCGTTATTTGAGAGAGGTTTGAGGGCAGCGGAGGGGCAGAAAAATTCATTTTCTGGATTTAGTAATTCTGTGGCAACTAATTTCGCTCCGGCTAATCCTCTGGAAAGTAGTTTAATTACCCCCGCTATCGATATCGGAAAGAATAAAGATTTCGCTAATCGTGCAATAGTTCCCCAAGGGATGCTCATGGACAAACGTTCTAACTATCTACAATACGATGACAAGACTTCCTCTGTTGCTAAGACTATTGGAGAATTGACAACCAATGTACCCGGTCTTCCGGGCGGACTGTCTCCGAAGATACTTGATTACCTAGTTAAGTCATACAGCGGGGTAATTGGCCAAATCGGGATACCACTACTTGTACCAGGGGGTAGCCCGTTAAAGGCTATGAAGACACAATTTACGGCAGACCCGACATTTAGTAACCAGGCTACGACTGACTATTACGACAAACTCAATAAACTTTCGGCGGCAGCAGTAGATAAGAATATCATCGAAAAGATACCGGGTAAAAAGCTAACTCCAGAGGAAGATATGAGGAACTCCATGAATGGGGTGGGTACGGCGTTAAGTCGAGGGACCAAGTTGATTAATAAGATTCAATCTAGTTCGGACCCCTTGAAGGATGACAAGATTAAGATCATTAAGGACCAAATGTTAATCCTTACAAATAAAGCCGTCTCTGCCGATACCCCTAAATTAATGCAATCCGTGGAAAATAACTCAAAGAAATTGTTCTTGAAATAACAAAAGAGCAGGTTAATTCCTGCTCCTAGTTCCTTGGTGATGGTAGCCGTCTGTCTAATTCTTCCCTAAAACTATTATTTAGATACGCAATGAACCCCATGAATATTATTTGAAGCAATACCCCCGTGATTGGACCTACATCTATCCCCCAACTCATCAATTTCATAGTTAACGAATAAAGAAAAATAGCCATTCCTATGAACATTAGAACTACTGTAGTCGCGATTACTTTTTCCCAAAACATTCTGGATTTCTCTAAGTCAGTCATTACTCACACTTCCTCCCTTGTATTATATATGTTGACTTGTGATAAGTTGTGATATATAATTACCATATAAAGGGGTGATTGGTAATCAAAGATGAATATATCACAACCGAAGAATTATGTCAGTGGTTAAAAATTAGTAAGAATACGGCAAATAACTGGCGTAGACTCGGGCTTCCCTTTGTCAGGTTCGGTAACACAGTCAGGTACGAAAAGGTAAAAGTTCAAAAGTGGTTAGAGGAAAAAGGTAAAAATTAAAGGGATACTCCCCACCCGACCAAGAGCAAGAGTATCCCAAAACAAACGGCCCTCCAAAGAGAACTATTTCGCCTTCTATTTTAACATGGCGAATCTCTTTTGGATAGGGCGAAAATGAGGAGGTTTTCGCGATGTCAGATTATCCAAGCACGATTATTATGGATGGGGAAGAAAAGGTGGTGTCGCTGTATGGCATGAAGGGATACTTTAAGTGGGTAGTTATCCAAGGTTTTGTATTGGTAGACCAAAACTATTTGGAAGAACTTTTCTTATTACATACTCAGGGGAATGGGATATTATGTGTGAAATGAAGGTATGTACTAAGTGCGAGGAAAGCAAGCCAGCAACAAAAGAGTATTTTAAGGCTAGGAAGTCATGTAAAAACGGAATTGAAGGTATCTGCAAAATTTGCGTAAAAAAACGCGATAAGCAATATAACTTGGACAACAAGGAGAAAATACGTGCGGTAAAGATGGTATATCTAGAAGAAAACAAAGATAAAATAGCTAATTATCATAAGAATTATCGACTGGTTAATGGGGAAAGATTAAAAGAGTCTAAGGGAATATACATCGAAGAGAACAAAGAGCAAGTATTAGCGCGATTGAAGCGTTATAGGGACATACCAGAAAATAAGGAAATCGCCTCTGCTTACGCCAAAAAATACCAAGAAGAAAATAAGGACGCCATAAAGCAACGAGGAAAGATATATTACGAATTGCATAAAGAAATCATCAAGCAACAACATGTGGATAATCAAGAATCTATAAAAAAATATGCCATTGACAACATGGATAAGATATCAAAACGCCGTAGTAATTGGAAAAAGTCCAATAAGGACAAAGTAAATGTTAGCACTCAAAAACGGAGAGCTATAAAGAAATCACTTATATCAACATTTTCAAACAAAGATCTAGAAGATTGCCTAAACTTCTTTAATTATGTGGATGCCTACACTGGTTCACCTATGAAAAAAATCAGCCAAGATCATATAATCCCCATAATTATGGGAGGGCATTACGTAAGACAAAATATCGTTCCATGCGAAAAGACTATTAATTCCAGTAAAGGCAAAAGTAACATGGAATCCTGGTACAAACGCCAACCATTTTTCAGCGAGGAAAGACTAGCTAAAATACATGAATGGATTGGAATGAAAAACGGCCACCAACAACTATCCCTTATCTAAGGGTTATGATATAATCCAAAACACTGAGGGATAGACTAAAGTTTGCTTTGCAAGGCTGCTTTAGTGACAAACGCCTTTGCCAGGTATCCCTCAGTATATGTTGGCAACACCACGGCAGGGTGCAGGATATCGGCACCACAAGAGACATTCGAGCAATCGGGTGTCTCTTTCTATTCCCTCTTTTAGAAGAGGTGCACGATCAAGAAAGGGGATTAACTATGACCGATGTATCCAACGATTCATGCTCTCGAACACACGCGGCGGTTGATAAAGAGCTCAATACTTTAGACAAACGCCTAGACGGTCACACTGGCGCAATTACAGACATGAAAGAACTTTTAGTTCGCCTGACTGTCCTTCAAGAAATCGCTATGAAAAATCAAGAAAAGCAGAATGATGCACTCGAACGAATTGACAATCGAATCCTTGATAGAACGTCAGAACGAGAAGAACGAGAGGGAGTAATAGAGCAAGAAAAGGAGGCTAGATTCTGGCAAAGCGAATTAGGCACTTGGGTTATCAAGGGTGGGTTTGTCTTGTTTGCACTAATATTGCTAGTGGCTCTAGGGCAGAACATAACTATTTTAGATAAGTTTTTAGGAAAGTAGGTGAAAAATATGTCAACTCCATTTAACAGATCAATCCAAGATATAGTCATTCACCACATGGGGGACGGTAAACCTCCTGAAGTATCCATTCTCAAACGTTGGAATCCTGCCAACTATGATTACCCTGAATATGATTTTGGGGTAGAAGCAGACGGAACAATCAGAGACGGTAGACCACTTAATTACCAGGGAGCGCATACACTTTCTGATAAAAAACCTTATTCTCAAAAGGGGGATCAATGGTGGAATCAAAACTCCATCGGAATTGGTGTAGCTGGGGACTTCACAAAGTATCCCATGCCACAAGCTCAATTTAACGCTCTAGTTGCCCTTGTAAAGCGTCTAATGGCTCAGTATGGGTTAACCCTAGACAATGTATATCCACACGGTCAGGTGACGTATACAGACTGCCCAGGGTGCACTTATTCTAAGGTTCCCACACTAAGGGGTATGTGGTCCTACGATGAGTTTGAGAAAGCGGTATTAGGTAATAAATCAGTAATTCAGGAGGTGCCTAAAATGCCAGACGTAAAAACAGTAGACCCCGATCCCGATTGCTACGTAGTCGTATGTATTCAAGAAAGCTTATCAACAGCGTTCATGGCTAAAACTTTCGCGGATGGCTTTGCTTGCAAAAAATTAACACTTGCATTATTGCAACAAAAATAAGAGAAAGAAGGAATTAAAATGTCTGAAACTAAACTCTGGTGGCAGTCGAGTTCTGTAATCGGCTCAATCGTAGTCTTGCTCAGTCTCATCGCTTCTGCGTTCAACTACGATATCAACACTCAAATGCAGGGGGATATGGTCAATACTGCCCTTGCTATCTCGGGGGCTATTGGTTCTGCTGTGGCCATATATGGGCGCATCAAGGCAACTAAGGTTATCACTGGTAAGTCTGTTGTAGCACCTGAGCATATAGCCATCTCAGATGTGCCAATAGAAGCCCCTGCGATGCCCACAGCTTCGTTTGGATCAACAACTGAGCCAATCATACCAAGCGTTCTTCAACCCGTCTTAGATCAAGCGAATTCCGCTTTTAATGCCGTAGTAGCAGATAATATTCAGGCATTGTCAGCACAGACTAAATAATGTATAAATCTCTCCCCCTACTAGAAATAGTGGGGGTTCTTTTTTTGTTCAAATATGGAAATAAACATGGACAGGTATACATTGATATGGTACAATTAGCACAGGTATACACAAGATAGGAGGTTGAAAATGGGACTTGATAAATTACCAGACGTTGTGACGATTAGGCAACTTTCAGAATTCCTGAAAATCAGTAAGCGAACTATTCAAAAAGAAATCACCGAGGGTAGGTTGAAGGCGTTTAAGGTTGTGAGGGATTGGAGGATAGAGAAGGATGCAGTTATCGAATGGATTGAACAATCAAAATAATGATTCATTCCAACAACAAATATTCAATATGATTCAATCATTATCGGGCGAAAAGAATCTACTCGCCATACCAAGGGAAATAATTCGCTTCACTGGTGATCTAGAGTCAGGAGTATTTCTTGCTCAACTTATTTACTGGACAGACAAGGGGAGTAGGAAAGACGGATTCATCTACAAAACAATTAGGGAATGGCAAGATGAGGTTTTCATTTCCGAATATTCGTTAAGGAAGATTCGGAAGAATCTAGAGTCTATGGGAATACTCGAAACCAAGCTCAAGAAAGCTAACGGAAATCCAACTATCCACTATAAGATTAATCAAAAAGCCTTTATTGATCAGTTTCTTCGCTTTCAAAGTAAGGAAACTTCTATTACAAATAAAGAGGACTGCGTTTCGGAAGATTCTTTAACATACACTACTCCACAAACTACCGACATAAAATACAATAATTATAATGGTACGCGATCTGTAGATGCGCGTACGTCAGAGGTAAAAGAGTATGTGAGAAGGTCTGCTTCTACAATTGCCTATTACTTCAATGCTTATCTTGAATACAAGGGATATGAACATTCTGCTTTAAAGAAAAAGCAAATAGAAAGAGTATCGGAAGTTATTAGCGGCTTTATGAGTGAATTCTCTATAGATGAGGGAAACATGGAAACTATGATTGACCAACATTTTCTGCGAAATCATCTTGAGACAGACCATAATATTAATCACTTTGCGATGAGGGGTATATTGGAGAATCTATATTATGAAGCAGGATTGAAATAAGGAGGAAAGGTAAACATGGGGATAACAATAAGCTCAAAAAGACATAGTTGCGATATGGGGTACTTCGGCTTTAATAGGTTTAGGAACTTGGTATCCGAAAAGGTAGGGAAGAGGTTCGGTGAGCATTACGTAAGTATGGATAGGCCAGAGGTTATGATTTTATACGGAAGTAAAAGAGAGGATTTTTTCAAAAAGTATAACGCAACTACGGAGGAACTCATAAAGCAAAAAGAAGTAACGGTAGAAGTAGCCAATTTCTTGTATCAAGCAGATTGCAATGGGAAGATAGATAGAAAACAAGCCAAGGAAATATACTCACTAATCAAGGAATGTGACGATAGCATTAGCTTTGGTTATTCGGGCAGGAAGGATTGTGCCAAAATGTCAGATTTAAAGAATATCTTTTCCGATGGCACAAAGGTTGAATGGTGTTAAAGAAGGGTGGAGAATAAATGAAAATAATCAAATTTCGCGCATGGGATAAGGTTATGAATGAAATGTTTTACGACAGCGAGCTTTCCAGTGGTGACATACTTATAATCCATATAGATGGAAGATTGGAACTTTCAGATGATGATACCTATAAAGTTACGGACTTTGAACTGATGGAGTTCACAAACCTTCTCGACAAAAACCAAGTCGAAATCTACGAAAAAGATATCGTCAAAGCATTCAAGCACAACGAGGAAGAATTCACTCATCAGATCGTATGGCGAGGTGGTTCCCTTTGGTTCGGTAATTGGAACTGGATTGAATTTCAGAATATATTTAGGAGTATTGAGGTTGTGGGGAATGTTTATGAGAATGGCGAATTGCTAGATATTAAGAAGGGTGGAGAATAAGGATGTCATATGACACCTCAATAACAAAGCGTAAAGGGTGTAATTACTGTTTAAGGGAAAAGGAACTATTACCCAATGGGGATGTAAGAATATGCATAGATGATGATGACTGCAATGGCAAAGCTTTTATTAGCTTTGATGCTCATTCTGATTCTGCATATATTGATATTAACTATTGCCCTATTTGTGGGAAGGAGTTGAAATAATGAACTGCGATATCTACAACGACAAAATCATTGAAGCAATAGAAAATCAAGCCGGGGAACTTATACAAGAGTTGAAGAAACAATGGAGAAATATGGGTCTGTATTTTGAGCATCCACGCACTGGCAATGAAATTCACTCAAAGCTTGTGTATCAAAATCAAATTAATATGATAAGGGCAAATGCTAACGATATGATATCTATGTATCTAAAAAATAAATCAACAAAACTAATAAGTAAGACAGGGGCAGAGTGCGATCTCCCATTATTACATGAAGTGCAATTTTGTCCCCATTGTGGAAAAATGATTTGCCCTGAGATAATAACTAAACTTTTTAATTGTAACTATTGCCATCATTGTGGTGGAAAGGTTGAGTATTGATGTGAACTGTCAAACCTGCTCCGACCCAACTAAATACATCTTTGCGCTATGGGATGGTCCAAACGGTACTCATGGCAGGGCATACGATTGTCATAATATAAGTTGCTTAGTCAAACGAAACAGGGATATACAACTGAATGCTTTGGAAGAAAGAAGAGCTGCAGTAGAAGAGGAGAACAGTAAGAACAATATAGATATGCTATTGATTAAGGCTAAAAGGAGAGAGCTACAGATTAATATTGTGAAAATGTCCAGGGCGTTGGGCATATCTCCTTCTGATTATAGTAATTATGAAATGTGTCGGGTTGCGTTGCCTGTGGAAGTTTTCGATAATATCAATGAGATTTTTAGGAGTGCGTTGTGGAATCCTAAGCCCAACAACCACATTGACAATATTTTGAATAAGAAGTATGGAAGGAATGATTGAATGACTAAATACCAGCATTACAAAGGTGGCATCTATACACTAATTGATACGTCGGTTTTGCATACTGAAACAGGTGATTTTCTTGTGGTATATCAGAACGAAAAAGGAGCAATGTACGCTCGACCGAGGGATATATTTTTCGAGAAGGTTGAGGTTAATGGAGAGATGGTGCCGAGGTTCAAGAAACTACATCCTCCATACGGCGTAATAAAAGTTGATTCCGTTCGAGACTATAAAGGGGTAACAATCATCCCAATAACCGAACGAGATAAGCAAAGAGACAGGGAGATGATAAAGGAATATATAAGAATGCACCCTGAATCAACTGGAATTTCTGAACACAAGAGAGGTAATTTAAGCAAATGGATTGCTGGGTTAAAAGCAACGGAATGATCTCTTGAAGAAGTATGGGAGGGAGGAATAAAAAGATGACTGCTGATTTAATAAAACAAACTGAGCAATTCCTAAGAGATTTAGAGGAAAAAGGCATAGACGTTTTAAAAAACTGTACCATTAGCGACATACAACCCCTCCTTTATGATGAAGGTGATAAGAGGAATGCCAGCAATCTGTTTAAATCGTGTGAGATAACAAAGGAAGATTTGCACGATATAAAAATGCTGGGTTCGGCTAAAGAATTATTCAAAAGAAGAATTGCGGTGCTCAAAAAACGCGTGTCTAGCGGAAGTGAGGAATAAGTAATGGATAAAACATATATTAACAATCTAATTGACGAGATTGGCAAAATTGAATTAGGTTCCGTAGTAGTAATAACGCGCATCAACAATGACGTAGATCACAAATACATCGTTCAGCTAGATAATGATTATGATGAGGAATCCAAGGACATAGAGCTAATAAGTCTTCAGGAGAAGTCAGCCATATGGGGAGTTGGAACTTGCGAGACGATAGAGGAGGTTAGAGAATCGTTATTGTGTAGTGGGATAAGGAAGTCTTTTGATGGGATAAAAGTGTTAGGGAAATAAATATTGTAGGGGGATGAAATAGGGATGAGCGAAACAGTACACTACAGAGGAACATTAATAGCAGTTGAGAGATTGGACAATGAAACGCTTGAAGATCAATGTAAGAGATTGTGGGGTAAGGATGAACTAGACGGCTTCTACGATTCCTACAAAGATGGGTTGCTTGACGAAGATTATGAGAAATATATTGAGAATGAAGGAATCTTGTATTTAGTGGAAAAGAAAGAAGTGGGGAATGATGATACATTCATTGTAACTGAGGGCAAGGATGGAATACTTAATTTTGAAGTGAGCTATTATAATGGTGGTTGTAGTTTCGATGAAGCAATGGGATATGCGTTTGAGAATAAGAAATAAATAAACCAAAAATACCGTCTAAACTCAATCGAGCCGGACGGTATTTTTATGCCTATAATGCCAACAAAGGTAAAAGCTTAAACATCATAATTACTACTCCGCTAAGTACAAGTGTATTCCCTACGGCTTTCGCGGCTTCTGGCGTAGGTTCTGGTATCTCTAGTGGAACAGGCGGTCTGTCTGGCAATTCATTTTTATTAGTTAGATTTCGTTTTACGCTGTCAAGGTATCTCTCAAAATTATCATTATCCCTAAAATGCTCTCCAACTTCTACTCTGATTTTCTCTTGAATCCCATCGGAAGTTATCTTTCGCTCATAAGTTATACTGTCCTTCGGGATCGGAACAGGTTTACCGACATCTACAGGCTTACTCCCATTCTTTAAATTGCTTCCTATTTTCGCTTTAATGTAGTCGGATAATATCCCTCCCCTTGTTTCAACAATATCATAGCCCTTTGGCAATCCCACTACGATCTGCCTGCCGGGCACTATCTTATGCCACATATCCAGACTAAATGCTCCCATTGATGGATCTGCCTCTGACCAGAATAAAGACGTTTGAGAGGGGTTATTGCTTGGATAGGGGTATAAGTAGTATAAGGGGGATTCGTTAGCCTGAGTGAACGCTGGTGATTTCAAAGAGAGTCCTATTATGATAAGCATCATGGCGATAGCTAGTGTTCTTTTAATAGAGGACTTGCGAAGGACTATAAACATTTTACTTCACGATCCTTTCAAATATTTCCGTTCCTTCTGTTTTATCATCCCAAGCATCCTTCTCGTTGGAATAAACAGATAGTATGTTTCCCCAATACATATCAACTACTATCCATACTTTCATTTTACCGCCTCCATCACGAGTTCCTTCCCTCCCAATTCCTTTCTTACACATTCGATTAAAGACTCAACAGTTACTTCTTCCCATTCATCTTGGAGTATGGCTCCCTGATACTCATATTGTGAAGATTTTTGAGCGAATAGCATTATTGCTGCAATAAGTTGTTCACATCCGATGACCTGTCGTTTAGACTTTGCCATAATAAACACTCCTTTATCTAAGATATGGTTGCGGGTCCCTCACGATTCCACCAACCCTAATCTCAAAATGCAAATGCGGTCCTTCTGAATTGCCCGAACCCTCTGCTCCTTTAATTCCTCCGCTAAGCCCGATTATGCTTCCCCCTAAAACCTTATCCCCTGCTTTTGCGCTAACCTTAGACAGGTGAGCATAAAGCGTCTGCCATCCTTCGCCATGGTCTACAATTACATAATCCCCATAAATGCTGTCGTGATTAACGCAAATTACTCCTACCCTAGATGCTTTAACTGGTGTACCAACATTCACGGCAATGTCTATGCCGTGATGATCTGCGCCTTTGAATGGCTGAGAGATGGGTCCTACTACCGGCACGCTAAAACGGATAGTAGATGGTCTTAGCTTTTCCATTAGCGTTATCCCTGGTGGATACTTTGCCGCGACTCCTACATAAGGTATTGACTCCATCATTTCTGGCAAGTTAGTGACAGCGTCTACTCCGCTCTTGATGCTCTGTACTCCCTCCCTGGCCTTAGTATAGGTAACTGCAACCTCATGTAAGTCTGAGGTCATACGGTTAATCTGTGGACCTACAACGCCAACTACGGTCAATATAACGCCTGTATAGAAGAGATACTTAATAACTACTTTACCAGAAGGGAAAGCTATCTCAGCAAGGACCCTAGCTAAGACATATAAAGCGGATAGGCGAATAATATCGCTGATCATTTAGGCCAAACTCCTTTACTGATACTTTCCGCAGCTCCCATAAATCCAGACAACGAACTGAATATCATTGCGGCTAATGCGGCCATGCCTAAAATACTAATAACCATCTTAGCTCTGCCGAATCCGAATATGTCGCATCCCCAATTGAAAACAAATATCGCTGCGCCCATTTGCATAACCAAAAACATATTTTTGATTGCGATTTCTCCAGGACTCATTTATGTCAACTCCTTTTGTCGATGTTCCTCTCTCTTTATAAGCACAATTCTCCAACATAGATCCCTTAATTTATCTAAGGTATAGAATTCAAGCCTGATATTCTTCTTTCCCAAAAGCTCGCTGTACATCTTAGCCTTGATTGTATCGAACGAATCCGTTGTTACCACCATCAAGGAAAGATACTGATCCAATGCGAATGTATCAAATAATGAGCGATAATCCTTATTCCATGTGTTAGAAGATGAATTGACTTGGAACTCTCCGAAGCTAAATATATTACCATACACTTTATGGTTCATTACACCATAGCAATCGGGGATAGGATGGGATTTGTCCTTATCATAAAACTTTCGGTTCTCTGATTTGAAGTATGTCAGAGATTGCACTCCGTAAGAATCTAATGCTTTCATATGCCATGCGGTATAAATCCAAGACTTGCCCAACCTGTGCTGAATTTGATCCGGTCTTTTCTCATCGTAGAGATAAAACCAATCGGGCATGTCGCTCCAGGACATTTTAACCCTGCGAATAAGGTGGTCCCTTTCCAGCCTTTGAGTGCAACGATGGGACATTTCCCTACTGACATTCCAGAATTCAAGCAAATGTATTTGCTCCTGAGATAAGACCCCGCAAGCTTCGAGATGCGCTAGGACCTGCTGATCTCTTTTGCGTCCTTTGGAGTGGGTAATTGGGTTCATAATCATATACCTCACCTTCGATGTTGTGATAGGGAAGTGCAACTTTGGGTAATTGGTCCATAAGTTCGTGAAATAGTTTAGGATGCTTTGCCTTAGATGGAAAATAAGGAACTTGTATTTCAGTCTCTTCGCTGAATTTATAGATGGCTCGACCGGGGATCTTCGGAAGGGAACTAGCACGGTTGGAATCCAATATCATTTGACTGTTAATAGGGTCGGCGGTCCTGAAGCATACCCTTGATTCAAACTGGCTCTTGAATTCGCTGAATTCGTTTGAACTTCCCCATGCTTTTGCGGAAGGCCTTTGCGTAGCTGCCCATACATAAATTCCTTGACTACGATACTTGCGCACTGCCTTAATCATTAACTTCCTGCAATTCTTATCTTCGCCTAAGTCAGTTACTTCATCTGCTACCACAACAACAAAAGGCAACTTCTTTCCAAGCGCATGATATTCAATGATGTTGTTAGCCTTGCCACCGATTAAGTCCTGTCTGCGTTCGTTCTCTTCATCTAACATTTCGAGTAGTTGCCGTATTTCATCCATGTCATGAACCCATATTGCGCCATATTCCTCAAAGTATTTGAATTCCTTAATCTTTGGGTCGATGATACAGACAATTACTTTAGGATTGAGTAGGTCGGTGTTAAGCCTTAGGAGACTATATATAGCTCCGTGGAATAAAACTGACTTGCCCGATCCCCTGAGTCCTCCTGTTAAAATAGTCACTAGCTCTGCCATATCTACAATAATAGGACCACTTGCACTATAGCCAAGGAGGATAGGCAAGCTCATTTTCTTTAGATATGGGTATGGGTCGAACTCAAAAGGATATGACTTATTGAGTAATATATTAGATATGGTCATTAATACAACTTTTCCATTGCGCTCTATTTCGCATGAACCGTTGCCAATCGCTGTGGAGAAGTAGGGTTCTCTACTTTTGAACTCAGTGAAGTCTATTCCAGGCGGCAGGTGAATCACTAAGCACCATGTCTGCTTTAGTTTTGGTCTGTGCATTATCCAGTGGAGGATTTCTTGCGGATTGAGGTTTTCGGGTAGCTGAGGCTTTAGTTTTTCCTTGGGGGAGAGAAGAGTTTTCTTGAAAATGAATGGCTTAAGGGGGCAACTAGCATACAGGATAGAAATTGCATCATAGATGGCAGAGGGTATTTCGTTATCTGGTCCACGGTATATAGCTCTCATAATTTGCTCTTTAATTTCAGAAGAGAAGTCGCTGTGCTTTTTCATTCTTTCTCCTTTCAACTCAACGTTAGGACTTCTATTCGCTTCAGTAATATGGTATAATATAGTAGTTACTGAAGGGGGGTGAAGAGAACATGGAAGCTATTATTACTGCAAAGGTTAAGCTTTTACCAAATGAAGAGCAGAAAAGACAGTTAGATAAAACATTAATACAGGTTAAAGCTGGTTTGAATTTCGCTAGTGAAATTGCATTTAAGAATAATCAACTGTCAGCATTTAAGAAGTTGCAGGGGTTAGTCTACTATGATCTTAGGGAACAGTTTCAATTGAAGTCCCAGATGGCCTGTAACGTCTGCTCAGTGGTAGCAGGGACATATGCGTCAATGAAATCGAACGGAGAGAACACCTTGGCTGTTTATAAACAACCAAAACTCCAATATTCTTATAATCGAGACTATTCGTTTCTCAAAGACGGTACATTGAGTATCGGGACAATAGGCACTAGAATTAAGATGTCATACGTCGCCAAAGGATTGGAAGACTATTTTGATGGAACTTGGGAGTATGGGGCAAGTACTCTAGTTAAGAAGAAGGATAAATATTATCTCCATATATCTGTTAAAAAGGAATTCGCAATCTGCCCCAATAATGACATCATAAATGTTGTAGGTGTTGATGTTGGAATGAATTATCTTGTCACAGCCATTGACAGTAATAACAAGACCCTCTTCGTTGGTGGTAGATATATCAAGAACAAAAAAGCTCAGTTTAAGAGAATAAGGAAGTCTCTACAACAAAAGAAAACTCCATCCTCTCGCAGGCGATTAAGAAAGATTGGTAATAGAGAAAACCGTTGGCAACAAGATGTTAATCATCAAACTGCTAAGGCACTCGTTGAATTTGCGGGATCTAATAGTCTTATAGTCTTAGAGGATCTAAAAGGAATTCGTTCTGCTACTGAACGCGTTAAACGTCAGGACAGATACTATTCCGTTTCTTGGGCGTTTCTTGACATGAGAAGCAAGATTGAATATAAATCAATGTTGGCAGGAAATCAGACAATTGCAGTTGATCCAAGATATACAAGTCAGAAATGCCCAAAGTGCGGTCATACTGAGCGATCTAATCGCAACAAGAAAAAACATAGCTTCACTTGTAAATCATGTGGCTATCAATCAAATGACGATAGAATTGGAGCTATGAATCTAAGGCAGATGGGAATAGAGTACCGTCATGCCGTTTCTTCTCAGGCATGATCCTGGGAAGAACAGGGTGATGTCAACCACCCTCTTGATGTAACAATACGCTAGTTATTAGCGATAAAAGGTAGGAGCCATCAAAAGCGTTTTCACTACCGATTAGTTACAAGCTTTCACCTCCTAGTGTAGATTGATAGCCGTTGACCGTTTCATTCAACGTTTAGGTGATACTGAAAGGTATGGCGTACCGTTCGTCTATTATTCCTGCCAAAATTAGGCATAGCAAAAACCCAGCATATTTCAGCCGGGTATCTCTAATCTTTCCTCAACAGTAGTATGGATTTATTTCCCCGAAAATATGTGCCACCATTTTCGTTGTTGCTGTATACGTTCCTTCTCTGCCATTAGATTTTTCATCATGAGTGTTATGTCCTCATGTCTCCGTAAAGAGGTCCTATCCCTGTTCTCGCTCTTCTCGTGGAGTGATTCGAGGGATTGCTTTATGTCGGTAAGCTCTTGTTGATTATCTGAAAGCTGTTCTTGTAAATCAAGGATAAGTTGATCTCTCTTCCCTAATTCCTCACTGAAAATAGCCCGTATACTGTGCGTTAAATCTTCTTGTTGTTCTGTGGTGCTATTATTTTTCTTTTCTTGGGTCACTAAATCAGTTACTACTCCATAACTACTTTCTAGTATTTCTACGATTTGATCAGCGTCTAAATTGTCAGCGTAAGACTTACTGATTAATGTGAGGAGTTCTATCGTAGACCCTTCTTGATATTTCGTGTTCCTTCCTTCTCCGATCGTAGTGAAGTAGTGTTTGAATTCTGGCTTATCTTTATAAAAGCGGGCGCTACTTACCCCAATTTTAGCTAGGTCTGCACATTGCTTAAGCGTTAAATACACTATAAAACCGTCCTTTCCTGTGGATAACTTACCTCGCGCGTATTATTAATAAGATAGCTGTTTTAAAGAGTATTTCTTGTGGGGAAAGATTCTTTCGGGGTCCCCGCAAAATTCTTTCGGGGAGGGGGAAAGATTCTTTCGGGGTATGTGGATAACTATTCTCGCTCTTTCATCATCATTTTATAGAGGGTATCCGCACTCAATAGCCCTTCTTTTACGGACCGTTCAAGGTGTTCAGTTTCCTCGGTGCAAAGGAAATACATAATCTTCTCTTGACCAGGTTCACCTGCCTTTGCAATCCAAATATAACCCCTGCTATCTAGCCAGCGCATCCCGGCTGTTACGCTGGGCCTTGAAAGTTTCGTGAGCTTGGTTAATTGGGGCATAGCTAAATAGTCACCTATCTTTTCCCATCCCCATGTCTTACGAATTAAGATTAGGTAACATTTGAGCGCAGCCATATTGGATATGTTGGGTATTAGCTCATCAAAAACAATGTTAGGAACTTCTGTATAGTTTTTCTGTGGGCGTGGTAATCTGAACAAAATAAAACCCCCGTCAATTCTATTAAGGAATGGACAGAAGTTCTAATGTGCTTTATAATGTTAATCAACAGCATAAAACACAGGAATGTTTCCTGTCTTATTGGAACCTCTTAGGATATCACTTGCCGGTGGGAATTCTAAGAGGTTTTTCCATATCCTTTTTTAGTTTAATTCGACAGGGTTATTGTATTTTCCTTTTTAATTATCAGCTTTTATGCAAAGAGCATAGGCTATGGAGGACGGGTAATGAGATGGCGGCAGATATACAGGCCACTAACATAATGATCTTGTGAGGGCACATGAATAATGGTACCCTACTGCCTTTTATTGAATTCTGATACTCCCCCATATACACAGGATCAACAATAACCGAATTTTCATCAACTACAATCCATTTAAAAACCCCTTTTAGGTCCTTTTCTACTATCATGCCTGATACTTCCTTTCAGCTATTTAGAATACCAGTTCTACTTAGTGAAACATTAGTGCTACTATTTCGTGCCTATACTTCTTCGCGAACGTATATTTAGACTCCTTTATAATCGTATGCCATAAGTTGTAAATTTAAGTACAAATTATATTAAGTTCGACTAATTACAATTAAAAATAACTATAACCGACTAATTCTATCATGAATTGTCGGTTATAAAGATAATACATGCGTTTACTTTGCTTTCATTTTTCTGATTGAGTCAAGTAGATCGCGAAGGAATTCGGGGTCTATTCCTTCATCGCTTAACTCTCTGGCTAATATTGCGTAAGGCAAACTTTCCTTTTGGGAAAAGAATTCAACTATACCTTCCGGTGGTTCATAATCGGATAGTTTATTTATCTCCTTAAAGGTAATAGCGGCATCATCTTGGAAGAACCAAGTATTAGTATTTAACGCCTTCGCTATCCTCTCTAGTGCCCTAGTGGAGGGCCTCTTTTTCCCTGTTTCAATTTCTGATATAAAAGGAATACTTAGGGAACACTTAGCAGAAAGGTCGGCCTGTGTTAGATTTCGTAATTCCCGGACATACTTGACTTTCTCCCCAAAAATCAATTAGTTCACCCCCTTAAATCAACAGATACAAACGTATTATACCCCAATCTAACAATTCGAGTAATGGTAAAAAATATCCTTTTAGCCATATGATTAAAATAGTCTATGCAGGGACTTGACTTCTTAGCACGTGGCTAATATAATCATAAATATAAACAGGCAAACATATATTTTTTACCCGAATGTTTGCTGTAAGCTAAAAGAAAGGTGATGGTTATTACCGTGCTAACAAAGGTCAAGGAGGTGACAAATTTGATTGTCGCAAAGAACGTCAAGAAGTACATGGATCAAAGGGGGCTTAAGCAATTCGAGTTAGCTAAGTTAGCTGGGGTTTCCTCGGCTACCATATCGGAAATTCTAGGAGCTAAGAAAATGCCCACTGTTAGGATTCTTGAGAAGATCGCGAAGGTTCTCGGATGCACTATGGCCGATTTATTCAAAGAAGATTAGAGAAGTGCCGGATGGGTGATTTATTTTTTTATTACATTTCAAGAAGCACCCCAAACCTCAATTAGCCTTCCATCGCATCTTACCAGTGCAATAGAAGGGAGTCGATTCTTATTCAATGTATCAAAATGAGATTTGACACACTCCCAGTCATTCGATTATTACCAGTAATCGAAAAGCCGAGAGCATGTCGATGCCGAGCAACCACGCTCTAGTAATTTGTTCCTACCACAGAACACGTTTAGCCATTTCCAGTGGCTAAGTTAAACTCTCGCACAACGCAATGTGTCTGTTTGCTGTGCAATTGTTTATCTGAGTTCAATATACTCAATTACGAGATGCTTGTCAATGGGTTTTCGTAATAAACATTGACAAATATTCAATAAAGTCTTAGGGAAGGATATTTAAGAAAGATTTTGTCAAGGGAGGGGAAAGCAATCGAGAAGGAATTAGTAAAGGAATTCAAGAGGTTGACGGGGTTCAATGGTAGCGATATTGCCGAAAAGTACGGAGTTAGCCGTCAGTTCATTCATCAGGCGTTTAATAACCATTCATTAACCCACAAAGCTAGTTCGGCATTCTTCCTCAACTCAATGATCGGTGAAAAGATTTCGGCATTGAAAAAGCAGGTGCAGGACTTGGAGTTTTTGCAGGTCACTATTGAGGGAAGTGTAACGAATGGGGAAGATGAACCAAAATTAATTGAAAGTGAGTGAGCTAATTGGAAGAAGATGAATTTTACGAGGACTACGAATTAGCGGATGAATTTTCCTTGAAGATCAACGACCTAATTGTCGAGGAAGTCAAAAACCAAATCAAGCAAACTGTCGAAGAGCTGGAATCTATCAACCACGAATACGCAGCACAATCAATCGAACTCAGTGTGCTAAGGAATGAAGTTAGGGTAACGAAGTCAACTCACGAAAAGCAACTTAAGGAGGCCGCGAAGATTGCCCAAAGAGAATATTGGTTCGATTGTGCGGTTGGCGATAAAGTTTTCTTCCTTCATGAAACATTCTTAACTCAAAAATGTGATAGGTGCAAAAGCAGCCACAAGGTAAAAGTTATCGTTGATTCAGTCGAAGTGGAGGCTGAATGCCCTATATGTGGAACTTACTCCAAGCGTCAGAAGATGCAATACAGCGTTTATGAAATTGTTGAGGGTAAAGTAGAAAGATTGCAGATCGAAATAAATAGTGTTCATAAATGGATTCACGTCTGGATGCACGACCAGGAATACAAATACGAGGTAGGATGTTCCAAAATATTTAGGACTAGGGAAGAGTGCCAAGTGGCCTACGATGAGGCGATTGGAAAGAAAGCGAGTGTGAATTAAATGATCTACAGAATGACTGAGACAATGTTCCATGAATTAGCCAAGCCAATCCTTAAAGGTAAGCCATATCTTACCAAGCCTGAGGTAATCTCCTATATCAATCAAGCATTCGGGCTTATCCAAGAAGTAACTGGGCTCAGATTAATTTAAGGAAAGCGAGGAAATTTAAATGAAAAAGCAAGTTGTCTATGTTAGCTCAAACGGCATCAAGGTAGTTGTGGACAAGCACAGTGACCCACGTAATGTCCAATTATTCAACTCAGTTTTGAAAAAGTAGGTGATTCCATTGCATCACCAGAAAGCAGGTAATCTCGTGCGTAAGGACCAAGCGAAGAGATTAAAGTATCAAGAACTTCAAAGGATTAAGTCAAAAACTAGCTCAGTAGACGAACAATCCAAAGGGCAACTCAAGGTGTATGTAGGAAAACTTATTAAGTAGAGGAGGACAAGCCTATCCGTATTAACATCGGCGAAAAATACTCAATCACGTCTAACACTAACTCAATGATGGTCAACACACGAAGTATCCCGCCTAAGTTTGACGAAAAGGGCGAGGAAGTAATGTCAACGATTGCCCACTTACTCACATTAGGGCAGTGCTACAAGTTTCTACTTAGGCATCAAATCAGAATTTCTAAGGCATCGGGGTTTGTGGAATTGATGGAGGAAGTTGAGCGTATTGAGAAGGAATTGGACGCTTCGATAAAGATTTAAAGGGAGGAATAGACCATGTTAATTCACCAATTAGTAGGCAAGAAGGCTATTCGAACAGGTCCAGTAAATTATGGAAATGGGAAAGAGGATTATTCATATTCATCTGAAGGGCTACTCGTATTAGCGGTCACAGATTCGCACATAGTTTATGAGCATTGCGATAGTTTCTTGAAGGGCAGAAGGGGAATTCTGGATAGTCGTTGGGTTGATGATAATTGGACCGATTACGACTACCTTATGGGTTTAGCGGATGCAACGGTAAAGCGTCTCACTATTGCCAAGATTAGAAGTAATTCTTAAGAGGGAGGAGTAACCCATGCTTAAACCAGCACTTTTTCCTACTCACTTTGACATCAATAAAGATGTTTGCCCAAATTGCAGTTTTTGCACAAATGTTACGGTTTCGCACTATGCTTCCCCATGTAACAAATGCTGTGGTCTTCAAATGGTGAATCTGAACTACTTTACTCCTAGAAAAAAGCAAGAGGAGGAAGCCCAATGGTCGTACAATCTCCAACTCAACTCTGCCAGTGCGGTAAAGAAATAACCTTTCCAGATGGCCAAGTCCAAACCAAATGCCAAAACAAATACTGCCGCGCAACATGGACCCTTGGCACAGAAGGGTTTTGGGCGATCACGAATATTCCAGTTGCTTCGGGGTTTGCGAAGATGAAGGAGAAGCGGAAGGAACGGTATGAAGCGATGGTAGCGCAACGGAAGGCTGACAAAAGATGAAGGTAGGTTTGGTCGATGTTGATTCCAAGATACCGAACTTAGTACTTATGAAGCTGTCGGCTTACCACAAAGGGCTTGGGGATTCTGTCAAGATATTTGACCCCATGTTTGATATTAAGGAGAACAAACCAGACCGTATCTACTCATCTAAAATATTTAAAGCTTCTGATAACTACGGATACTTTCCAGATTGCGAAATAATTCAAGGTGGAAGTGGATTCGACCTAACGATCAAGTTACCTGACGAAGTGGAAACAATGTATCCCGACTACTCTTTATACAACTCTCAGGTGTCGAGAGGGTTTTGTACACGAGGATGCAACCGTTCTTGCTCTTTCTGTATCGTGCCCATTAAGGAGGGCCGTTTGCACCCTGTAGCAGACATACACCAATTTTGGCAAGGCCAAGAGCATATAACTCTGATGGATAACAATTTAACGGGAGATACGGAACATTTTAATCTGATTGTCAATCAAGTTATCAAACATAAGATTAAGACAGATTTTAATCAAGGATTAGATATTCGCTTGATAGATGACGATAAGGCGAAGCGTCTCTCTAAGGTTAGGTTATGGAAAAGCGGAAAGTTAAGATTCGCTTGGGATTCAATGGATCTAGAGCAAGTTGTATTGGATGGTATACGAATTCTAACAAAGTATATGTTGCCTTACAAATTGATGTTCTACGTTCTGATCGGATACGACACAACTGAGGATGAGGATTTATACAGGGTCGAAATGCTAAAGAGTTTGGGTGTAGACCCGTTCGTAATGCCTTTTGATAAAACAGATCCATATCAGGCTGACTTTGCGAGATGGGTAATCCATAAAGCCACATTCAAAACAACACCGTGGCCAGAATACCGAAGGAGGAAGGGTTAAAACGATGAAAAACCTTATGAAAAAGTGGGCAAAGGCAATTGGCAAGCAACTACTCAAAGTCAATTGGTTCCGCAGAGAAGTTGAGGCGTGGAGGAAAGAGCATGAGGATCAGCGTGAGGAGCAGTATCGGCATGATTGGCAATTGATAATGAAGGGACAAGCCGTGAGGGATGCGGAGACGGAGAAGCCGAGTGGGTTTGATAGATTCGATTGCTGTAATTGGGGAGTAGGAGAATGAAAGAAATAACGTCAGACCAATTCCAAGCCATCAAAGAACTCGCTAAATACCCAAGCATAATCCAAAGAGTGACCATCGAACTCCTGAACGACTCAACCTCGGCAATCGTAATACATTCCATGCCTGATGTTGATTGGAATAGAGTCGAACAAGCGATCAGCGATGAGCTTGACGAATTATTCCCGAATCTCGAACACGCTGGCAAGTCGCTAAACTACACAGACCCTATGGATGGGGTGGAATGTGAGCTGTTTTATATCAATTATGAGGAAGAAACGCTCATAAAGTTAGTTATGAAAAAGGCCCCTTTGCAGAGGGACCTAGAGGAAATATCACAAGATCAGTCTAGCACAAGCGTGTGGAGTTTGGAAGATATCATGAGAAATGAAGGGTAGATGGTAATGGACAATTCCGACAAGATCATCTTGGATTTATGCGGTGGGACAGGGTCCTGGTCCAAGCCATATAAGGACGCAGGATATGACGTTAGACTTGTCACCTTGCCAGAACACGATCTATTCACCTACGAGCCTCCAGGGGGGGTATATGGCATTCTCGCAGCACCAACCTGCACACATTTTAGTCTCGCTCGTACAAACGCAAGGAATCCAAGAGATTTAGAGGGGTCTATGAAGCTGGTCAAGAGATGCTTAGGGATAATTTGGCAACAACAATATGCACTAATCAGTCCAAACTCAAAAGTCACAACCTTGAAGTTTTGGGCGCTAGAGAATCCCCGGGGATTTCTGAAATACTTCCTCGGAAAACCTCCGTTGGAATTTAGCCCGCATCAGTTTGGTGATCCATATAAAAAGATAACTCATATTTGGGGCAACTTCCAAACGCCGGCAATGAACCAAGTATCCTACGACCCGATCAAATTTGATGCTCGTTTACTTGAAGACTTGCCTGAATTACCGGATGGTTTCGTTTATAACCCTGCCTGTGGATTAGATAAGCGTCAAGTCAGGCGCAGTATTACGCCAGCGGGATTCGCAAACGCCTTCTTCAAAGCCAATCAATAATAGAAAGGAGAACACGAATGAACAAATTCAAAATTGAAACCTACAACATCTTACGCGAACTCCAAATCCCTGCCCATATCAAAGGTTATGAGTTTTTAAAAAGCGCACTTTTATTCTTGCAAACAAATCCCGAATCAATCCACGCAATGATGAAAGAATTATACCCCGGAGTAGCGAAAATGCACAAAGATTGCATGGGTCCCAGCGTCGAGAGAGGGATTCGTACTGCGATTAGGGCAAGCAGAGTAGATGACGAAACATGGCTGAGAATTATGGGTAGGGCAAGACCATTCTCGAATTCGGAGTTTATCGCAACGGTTAATGAAGTTATAAAGCTTAAGTTGGCGAGTGAAGAATGCTAGTCGTTGCATATGGAGCAGGAACAAACTCGACAGCAATGCTTATTGAAATGTGGAAACGCAGGATTATTCCCGACCTCATCCTGTTTGCTGATACGGGGGGGGAACGACCTGAGACATATTGGTACATCATTATGTTTTCCCTTTGGCTAGTTTCTCATGGCATGCCTCCAATAACTACCGTAAGTAAGGTTGATTTAAATGGGGAAACAATGACGCTTGAAAGAAATTGTCTCGAAAAAAGAATGTTACCATCACTAGCTTATGGATTTAAAACTTGTTCCCAAAAATTCAAGGCTGCGCCACAGGATAAATATTGCAACCATTTCCCATTAGCCTTAGAAACATGGAAAAAGGGCGAAAAAGTAACTAAAGCTATTGGATACGATGCAAACGAAGAAAGGAGAGCTAAAGCATACGACGACAAAAAATATGAATACTGGTATCCGTTAATTGAATGGGATATTGGAAGGAATGAATGTGAGCAAATAATTGCCAATGAAAACCTTCCTCAACCAGGTAAATCATCCTGCTTCTTTTGCCCAAGCATGAAAAAGGCAGAGATTTTAGAATTAAGAGCAAACCATCCCGACTTGTTAAAAAGGGCATTAAAGATGGAAATACATGCTCATCTTACAACAATTTCGGGACTTGGGAGAAGTTTCTCTTGGATGAAGTTTGTTAGGTACACGAGATGCAGGGAGATTGAACAATCGAAGGCTTTGCCTGGAGAAGTTGCTTTAGGGGATGGTAAATATCAACCTTCGATGTTTATTGATGTAGTAGACCAAGCATGCGGATGTTATGACGGATAAAGAAAAGATGATCCCAATGTCTGAACAAAAAGTATTGGCACTTGTCACAGATGATGAGGCAGAACGATTCAAAAGGGGAATGGCAAAGCTAGACGAAGCACTCAAAGTCCTTGATGATGCAGACGCATTAGCAAAAAGGCTTGTTGCGGAGGCTGAAACGATCAAGGAAGAATGGCAGACCGAAATGCGGTGCAAGTATGAGATTGGCGAGCTGGATATTTGGTTTGATCCTGAGAAGGGGGCTATTGTGGAAATGAGTTCTGATACTGCGCTTATAGTGAAGGTTATTGAGTTGATGGCGAGGCGGGGGCGTGGGTAGGAAGATTATGGGGCGAGAGCATTATGAAGAGATGCACGAAAGGGAATGGGACCCACGAATTGAAGACCGCCCCCTTGAACGTGGCGAAGTCGAGGATGAGGAAGATGGAGAGGAAACCAACGATTGTCCAATATGCCAACACAATGAATTTTGCAAAGGCGGTTGCGAGGCGGGCGTAGATTGCGGTTATAGGTTTCTAGCAAAGGAGGGGAAACAATGAAAAAAGCAATCCGCGAATGGGCGTTCAACCTGTTTACCAAAAGAATCACTATTAAGATTACTAAACTTCCAGATAATGAAAGGATTGAGTTTTTAGCCAATAAGCTTATGGACGAATTGATTTCTCAGGGTCATGATATATGCGGATCGCCTGGTAGGTGTTCAGAATTTTTCAGCTTGTTCGGGCATGGAAATAAGTTTGAAATTTCATCAAGCATAGGAGAAACCAGCGTGAGCTTAAATCTCAACAGAACTAAATAGAAGGAGGAAAACGAATGACAAAAACTGACATTCGCCTACAGTCACTAATGTTGAAAAACTTCAAAGGGGTAGAGGGTGAAGGATTTACGTTAACTCTTGACGGTAAAAATGCTGACATTTATGGAAAAAACGCAACTGGAAAATCTACCTTATACGATAGCTTTTTATGGTTGCTATTCGGCAAAGATTCGGCCAATCGATCTGATTATCAGGTAAAACCGCAGGATGAGGACGGCAATGAACTCCACCATCTCGAATCAATTGTAGAGGGAATACTCACAATCAACGGCAAGCAACTAAAACTAAAACGTCAACTTTCAGAAAAATGGACAAAAAATCAAACGACAAAGAACGTAGATTTTACAGGCAATGTTACTTCCTATTGGGTCAACGATGTCCCGACAAAAGCGAAAGACTACGCTATCGAAATTGGTTCAATCATCAAGGAAAACGTATTTAAACTGCTCACGAATCCCTTATTCTTCAATACAAATGAGAAGGGATGGGATTGGAAAGAACGGCGAAAGATTCTCTTTGAGATTTCGGGTGATGTGTCGGATACAGATGTGATTGATTCTCTAGTCACTGTGGGCGACAAAAGTATGCTCGACCTCTTAACAATCATCAACTCGGGCAGGACAATCGGCAATCACAAACTAGTCATTGCCGAAAAGATCAAAAACACTAAAAAGGATCTTGATGGGATTCCTGCACGGATTAGCGAACAGCAACGGAATACCAGCGAAGATGCGATTGACTACGCAGCAATAGAAACAGTCATACAAGCCCATAAAGCCACATTACGGGCAATTGAATTAGAACTTGCTACAAATGCACAAGGTGCTAGTTTATACCGCCAGAAACAGCAACAGGCGTATGGTTTGCAGAATCAAGTTAATGGACGGAAGTTGGAGCTTGAAGTAGCTGCTGGTGCAGATGTCAAGAAGTTGGTTGATGAAAAGGCGAGGCTCAAAGATGAAGAGTACAGTTTTTCCAAGGAAGTTGCAAGATTGGGTTCCAACTCTCTCCTGAGAACCATAGAGCTGGATTCTATAACTAAAGGAATCATCGAGCTACGCGCAACATGGAGTGAGGAAAATGCAAAACAATTCGTAGCACCTAGTGGAATTAATTGCCCGACTTGCGAACAACCATTACCAGAAGGTAAGACGCAAGAGAAGATTGACAAGTTGAAGGAAAACTTTAATAAGAATAAAGCTCAATTATTAGCATCTATTCGTGAAAAAGGCAAGGATAAGGCAGATAGGGCCGAGGCGCTTAATAAAGAAAGGGAAATGGATGTTTCGAGTCTTGCCACACTGGAAGAATCCCTCCAAAGGATTAATACCCGCCTTTCCGAACTCGAAACCGAAATCACAGCACAACAACAACCGGCAACCGTAAATTATGACGCAGATGATACCTATTCCGTGTTGAAGGCAACTCTTGACAGGATAAACGCTGAGCTAGAAAAGCCAATCATCGACACAACAACCGAAATCCTAGCCAGAAAGCAAGAAATTACAGACACAATCGAATCCCTAAACAAAACACTCAACCAAAAAGAAGTAGTCGAAAAGGCGCATATCCGTATCAACGAACTAAAAGCAGAAGAGCGCAAATTAGCTGGCGAATTAAGCGAGTACGAACGGCACGATTATCTGATTAAAAAGTTCACCAGTACAAAGGTGAAGATGCTAGAAGACGCTATTAATAACAGGTTTGAGACTGTGAAGTTTAAGTTGTTCGATACCTTGAATGATGGTAGCGAGAAAGAAGTTTGTCGGACGTTAGTTAATACGAATGGCGTTTGGGTTGAATGGGATGGTGCAAATACAGGCGGAAGAATTATTGCTGGGCTTTCAATTATTGAAATGTTGTCAGAGTTTTACGGAGTGAGTGCAGTCATCTTTGTGGACAATTCAGAGGCCGTAACGAGTCCTATTGAGGTTAAATCACAGTTAATTAGGCTTATCGCAAGTGTGGAAGATCCTATTTTGAGAGTGGAGGTACAGGCATAATGGTAAACGTAAACAACGCCCTAGTAGTAAAAAAGGAAACAGTGGATTTTGTAGCAACGCGGGTCAGGGAATTTGAAAACAATGGTGAATTAACCTTCCCTGCTAATTACATTCCACAGAACGCATTGAAGGCTGCGTGGCTCATCTTGCAGGAAACGCAGAACATGGACCATAAATATGTCCTTGATTTTTGCACAAAGGAAAGCATTGCTAATGCCCTCTTAGGCATGGTTGTACAAGGATTAAACCCAGACAAAAAGCAATGTTACTTTATCGCTTACGGCACAAAACTCACGCTACAGAGGAGTTATTTTGGGAGTGTAGCGGTTGCTAAGATGGTTGACCCGAACATTGAAACTATCTTTGGTGAACCAGTTTATGAGGGTGACGAATTTGAATACTCAAAAGTTCGCGGGAGAGATGTCATAACCAAGCACAATCAAAAGATTGAGAATGTGAACAAAAGTAAAATCATTGCCGCCTATGCCACAGTTTTGTATTTTTCGGGCAAAGAGGAATCTACTATCTTGACAATTGATCAAATTAAGCAAGCCTGGAAGCAAAGCAAAATGAATCCTGTAAATGAAAATGGCGAAATCAAGCCTAGCAGCGTCCATGGAAAATTCACAGCTGATATGTGCGTTAAGACAGTAATCAATAAAGCTTGCAAGATGATTATTAATACCTCGAATGATAAGAGCATTGTCAGCAAGTTCGCTAAGGAGACTGACGATGAAGCTATCGAAGCGAGGGTTAAGGAAGAGATTGAAGGGAATTCCAACGGTGAATTGATCGATATCCAGATTGAGGGAGAAGTTGAAGAAGGGATTACCGATGCTGAGATTGTGGAGATGGATCGAAAGAACGAGGAAAAGGTGAACGCTGAGAAGGGACCTGGATTCTAGGATGAACTTAAGAGTGTTAGGTAGTAATTCTAGCGGAAATTGCTACCTTCTACAGACAGATACCGGCGACTTGATGATTGAGTGTGGAATTAAGTTTAAAAAAATACAACAGTCCCTTGATTTTAGCCTATCAAGAATTCAGGGATGCTTAATTTCACACGAACATCTTTGACCATTGTAAAAGCGTAGAGGCCATTATTAAGGCAGGGGTAGATGTTTATACCAGTATGGGGACAGCCAAGCAACTAGGTATATCACAGAGCCATAGAACGCAAATGGTTGATACAGGTGTTCAGTTCACAGTAGGAGACTTTACTGTTTTACCTTTTAAGACAGAACATGACTCAATTGAACCACTTGGATATCTAATCTACCACAAGCCAACTAAATCTAAAATCCTTTTTGCGACTGACACCTACTTTATTCGTAATCGCTTCTCTGGACTTGATTTTCTGCTAATCGAATGCAATTACTGCAAGGATACCCTAGACGCTAACATCGAAACTGGCTTTATCCCGCGCGAAATGAAAAACCGATTACTCGAAAGTCATTTTTCTCTAGAACACGTTAAGGAGTTCTTATCAGCTAATGATTTATCGAAGGTGAAGAAAATAGTTCTTCTGCACCTTTCGTACAACAACAGTGACGCAGAGAGAATGATTCGAGAGATTACAGAGTTAACAGGCAAAGAAGTTGCCATTGCCGAAGCTGGGCTGAATGTTCCGTTAGAACTTTATCCGTTTTGAAAGAGGTGAATAAAATCCACCACATCCGAAGCCCATCAATGAAAGCCACAATCCGCTAAAAAAATAAAGGGGCAATTTCGGTTGCCCCATCAATCAAAGGAGGGATGGGATTGGGTTTTGAATTTTACGTATCCCCCGAAGATTATCAAACCGCCCTATCCAACGGCATCTGCGCAGATACCTTGGAAAATCGTATTCGCCGCCACGGTTGGCACAAAGAAAGAGCGATAACAGAACCCCCTCAAAAGCGAACTAATCTGAAAGAATTAGTAAAGATAGCCGAGCAAAACGGAATACCTTACCATGTCATTCAAAAAAGAATGTATGACGGATGGGATGCAGAAAGAGCTACAACTCAGCCATTGACCAATAAAGCGGATCTCGTGAGGAAGCAACATGAAAAGAACCGCAAATACCCTAAGCAATATGTCGATAGAGCGAAGGAGAACGGTATACCGTACAAAACATTCACCTGGCGCATGAGGCAAGGGTGGAGCTTGGAGAGAGCATCTGAGACGAAGGTAATGACTCCGCAGGAAGTTGGGGCGGCAGGGTATTCAAAGTCGTGGTGGTCTAAGGGGCCTAATTTGTTTAAGGGGAAAGAAAGGGCGGGGATAGTTTGAGAACAAGTGAGATAATTGATATTTTGAGTCAAGAAAATAACGAATGCGTTTTCGTCAATGAAGAAGGAAATGGGATTCGGAGATTTTGCTGTGACATAGTGTGGGTGGATGGCGATGTAATTGTTAAATTAACTAAAAGGTTCCTTAATCACGAATGGACCTTAGTGCCTGAAAAAGTTGACTTTATGACAGTTGCTAATAGCGGTAAGAAAGTTACTCCAGAGAATAATGCATCTCGTAGATGCAGTATTGAATGGTTGCTGAGACATGGACAAATAACATTAGAACAAATTAAGGGAAAATGGTACATCGAAGAGTAGACAAAAAAAAGACCCGGAAGAGCTAGTCTTTCCGGGTTTGGTCCAAAAACTTTCCGACAAATTCTACCTATTATCAAATGGTTGGTACGCGTATTCTCGACAAATTGTATCACATCGTCTTGTGAGGTCGTAATTTACTAATATATCATAATTTGTAATAATTGCTCAATATATGTAATGAATGTATAGTTAGGAAGAAGACAAAAACAAAGAGGAGGAAGTTAAATGAAAGCACTGGGAATCACTCGTAACGTGGATAATCTTGGGAGAATTGTTATTCCAAAAGAGGTAAGAAAGGCGCTCAATATGTCTGAGGGAACAGCAATAGAAATGCTGGCAGATGACAAGGGAATTTACATGCGGAGGTATGAGGTTGGTTGTACTTTTTGCAAAGGAATGGACGAGCTTGTTGAATTTGGGGGGACTAGGGTTTGTAAGGATTGTGCTGCTAAGATTTTGGCGTAGGAAGGATAAAATATGGCAATCGATGCGTATTACTTTTCTCATGATTCTAATGCGAAGGATGATCCGAAGTGCGTTTTACTTATTGAACAGTTGGGGCTTGAAGGGTATGGCATCTACTGGGTTTTGGTAGAAATGCTTAGGGATCAGCCGGGGTATAGGTATCCGCTAACCCTTATACCCGCTATCTCTCGAAGGTACAACACAACCTTTGAAAAAATGAAAACAGTCATTAATAACTATGGATTATTTGAGGTTGATGAACATGACTTTTTTAGCCTTTCCCTTCTTAAGAGAATGGAGCATTTGGATGGGAAAAGATTACAGGCATCAAAGGCCGGAAAGGCATCAGCTCAAGCATGGAGAAGGGCAAACGGACGTTCAACGGACGTTCAACAGGAGTTGGACGATAGTTCAACTATTAAACCAAACGAAACTACACCAAATGAAATTAAAGAAGTGATACCGTATTTCGAAATTATTACTTACTTAAACCTTAGAACAGGGAAGAATTTTTCTCCAAAAACGGAAGCTACTATTAAATTTATAAACGGTAGATGGGGCGAGGGCAGAACACTAGATGATTTCAAGAAAGTTATTGATATTAAATGCAAAGAGTGGATTGGCAAAAAAGATAAGGAGGGTAAGCCTTTATCAAACTTTCTTAGGCCAAATACATTATTTAGCCCTACTAATTTTGAAAACTATCTTAATCAGGTGGAGGACAAGATTAACGAATCCCCTAAGAGGGAGGGAGAAATTCAATGGAGATAAATCAATACTACGACATAGAGAGTGAGCGCTGCATCATCGCGGCTATGTTAGCAAGTGAAGAAAGCATGATTCAAGCTTGTGCAACGATGCAGACTGATGATTATTACGAACCAAAGCATAAGGCTATGTTTGACATACTAAGTGGATTGTATGTAAAAGCCATAAAGCCAACCTTCTTAGAAATGCTAAAAGAGGGAGTTAAGCTGGGGACGATGGCAAGCATTGAGGACAGGGAATACGCTAAACAGACCATTGGGTTCCATGTTAGTACCGTTTCCCTTCCTTATTGGTTTAAAAATGTCAAGGATAAAAGCAGACTACGAGCCTTGCGTTCTGTGTTAATGAACCTGTCCGAAGAATTAAAAAGTCCGGCTATTGATGTGGACGAGCTTATTAATAACGCAAGTAGAAACCTTGCGGGGTTAATAACCACAACGACAGAGCAAATAGACACAGGCGCAGACCTTGCGAGGATAGGCAGAGAAGTCATAGAAGACCGTATGGCACACAAGGGAGAGCTTCAAGGTATAAGTACAGGAATCCGTAAATTAAACAGGCTAACGAATGGCTGGAAACCTGGGGACCTTATCTTACTTACAGCAGAGAGTGGAAAGGGAAAAACAGCATTTGCGCAAAATTTCATAGCAGCAGGGTGCTTTATGCACGAAGTTGGGACGCTTTACGCTAACAGCGAGATGAGTAAGAAACAAGTAATTATGAGATTTGCTTCGATGGTATCAGGGGTAGATGCTGACCGTATCAAGTACGGAGAGATAACCGAAGAAGAGAAACAAGGTATATTCGGAAACATGGAGATCATCGACAAAGCACCATTTTACCATTACCCATGTCCAAGTCTGAATATCAATAAATTGGTGAGCATGATTCGTAAATTGAAAGTGCAAAAAGGCATTAAGTTAGTTGTTCTTGATTATATCGGACGGATGGACACGGCAAAGGACCAAAAAGAGTGGGAAGCATTAAGTAGTATTTGCAAGGCGCTGAAAACAATAGCACAGGAATTAGAAATAGCGGTTATTGTCTTAGCCCAGCTCACGGAAGAGGGAGCGCTACAGGCCGCCAAGAGAATGCGGAACGAAGCAGATATATTAATCAAGCTCTTACCCATGACGGAAGACGAAAAAATAGAATCGCTATCCCAGGGATTTAGAGTTAAGCCAGATTACTTCGTATTCTTGGATAAAAACAGGGATGGACAGGGAGAAATTAGTATCCCGGTTAAATTCGATAAAGCGAAGATGCAGGTAATCGACGTTGCAAATATCTGAGCTAGTTATGCAATTTCAAACAACGGCATTTGAGATGAATTTAGCTGGGTTAATAAGCGATAGAGAATTCGCGGTACTGGAAGCCATAACAGAAAGTATGACCGCAGGAAGTATCGCATTGGACCTTTTGTCAATCATAACAATGGAAAATTTACAAGATGCAGACATAGTAGATTGCATAATAGCGAGAAAATTCGGAACAGCATTAATGATTATGGATTAGAAAGGAGTGAACGCCTTGAAAATGAGTGAAGAGGAATTTGACCTACTCATAAAAGATATCGTGAGATTACTTAGCGTATTAAGAAGTCCTGCGAAGGGAGGAGCGAGTCTTAAATAATGAACAAAGAAACAGAACTCAAAATATGGGAACAATCCAAAGTGCGGTATGAACGCATCAACTTCATACTTGAAAACCTAGTTGATGGAGTAGGTGACCAAGGGAACGTTAAATTAGGCATACCGGAATGCGGATTTTGCTTGGGCGAGGAAATGGATATGTTCAACGGTTGTGGAGAATGTCCCTGGGGTAAAGAATTTAAGGAATGCGGAATTGAACTGGGTAATGAATGGGAAAAAACTTCTGATTTGCTAGAAAAAGCACTTGCGCAAAATACAAAAACATTAAGTAGTATCTCTTTTAAGATAGCAAGGTTAAAAGAGGAAACAAGCCTATGACCCTCCTCGAAAAAATCAACCTCGCCCGCACTAAAGATGAACTCAAACTTCTGGAAATCGAAATCATTTTGGACCATGAAAATTATTATGCGAACAAGGGCGCTTATGTTGCTAAATTGAGGGAGGTAAATTATGACAAAGACAGCAACTCCAAATAAATCGTATATCGCGGTAAACATATCGATATCCCAGCATGGCAGCAATGTGAGAAAAAGTATTAAATTCCGTAACCGCAAGGGAACATTCGCATATTCGCCAACTTGTGATACGTGCATGCATTTAGGCAAAGTACAGGATGGTCTTGGTTATGGAATATTAAGCCCGACTTGTGATAGGGACGAAGGTACTTGGAGGAAACTCGGAAGGTATAGTTATTGCGAACCAAAACCTTGCAAGTTTTTTAAGGAGAAGGAGGTTGCAAAGTGAAACGCCACATAACGCCAGTTAATCAGCCAATCACCAAAGAAGAACGAGAAGTGCTATCCGACAATGGCATGTTGTCGAGTGCTATAGAAACACTGCCAGAGGACATACAAGTACCCTGTGAGCAGAGTAAACCTATTAGTGCGTGTGATCGTCCTAATAGAGAAGAGGAAGGGCTAGGAGTGGTGTCTGAGGATAAACCAAAGAAATGGTATTGCTTTGGAAAGTACGATGGCGGGGATCGGCCTTGTATAACCTCGTGGTGTGATAGGCGCGAGGAGTGCCGATATATAAATCAAAATCCCATCGAAGAAACTAAAGATGATCTCGAAGGGTTGGTGGAGCCTGAGCCAAGTTGGATGCCTGATTTTACGGTATCAAGTGATCCCAAATGGACACCGGATGCAATAGAAAAACTCAGGGATGATCTCTCTAAGCTGGAAACAGAAGAAGATGATGAGCAATTGCTGATTGAAATCGGTGGATGGCTAAAAGGGATTAGGGAGAGGACGATTCAAAGGGCTGGGGTTAGGTTTGATGAGAGAATGGCACAAATGATGGAGGAGATAGCGGGATGAGTGAAAGAGAAAAACTGTTCTTACGATCCATGAATGAACCTTTCCTGCCTTCTGTTACCTCTGAAATGTTATTTTTCCTGAAAGACAAAGGATTTTTTACGGCACCTGCATCTACTAAATATCACGGAAATCATGAGGGTGGACTATTCGATCATTCGCTTGAAGTTATGAGAAAACTTATATTCCTCACTAAGCTGAATGGGCTTGAATGGAGCAGAGAAGAAAGCCCTTATATCATCGGCATGTTCCACGATTTGTGCAAAACAGATACTTATATTCATGTAATCGACCCTGATCCCGAAAGACCGTCATGGTGGGAACACAACAATGAGTGCCCACTAAAAGGCCATGGGGACAAGTCGATCATGATTTTATCCACACTAATGCGATTGACAGAAGAGGAAGTTATGTGCATTCGCTACCACATGGGAGCATTTACGGATAAGGAAGAATGGAATTATTATACCAGGGCTGTCCGTAAGTATCCGAATGTACTATGGACGCATCAGGCCGACATGCTGGCTTCTCAGGTAGCTGGAATATAAAAATAAAATAATTGGAGGAATGACAAATGCTAAATCGTACTACACTCGTAGGCCGTATCTGTAAGGAGATCGAACTTAGATATTCTCCGGCAGGTGTCGCAATTGCTAATTTTACCCTTGCTGTTGAGAGGAATTTTAAAAGCGCAGATGGGCAAAAGGAAACTGATTTTATTCCATGCGTAGTTTTTAAACAGGCTGCGGAATATGCGGCAAACTACATTGGAAAGGGAAAATTAGCATCGATTGACGGACGTTTGCAAGTCAGGACATACAATGACAAGGATGGGCAAAAGCATTGGGTGACTGAGGTTGTAGCGGATAGCATTAACGGATTAAGTCCAAGAGATGAACAACAACACGACAACAACGCAACAGAACGCAATACTAACGAAGTTGATCTATCGAGTGACATACCATTTTAGAACAATTACAAATAAGGAGGTATAAATGAAAACTTGTTTCAAGTGTGGAGGAACAAAGGAGTTAACAGAGTTTTACAAACACAAAGCGATGAAGGATGGCTACTTAGGTAAATGTAAGGAATGTACTAAGAAGGACTCTAATAAGCATCGTGAGGAAAACTTAGAATACTGCAAAGAATATGATCGAAAAAGGGCTAACCTTCCTCATCGAGTATAACTTAGAAAAAAGGTAACGCAGACATGGATCGAAGATGGAAGAAATGCGAAATCTCAGAAAAGATACCAGGAAAAATACCCTAATAAATACAAAGCTCACACAATAACCGGCAACGCAATCCGAGACAGAATACTTACTAGGCCAAACAATTGCTCCAATTGTGGCAAAGAATCAAGTCAAATTCAAGCTCACCATACAGATTATGATAAACCCTTAGATATTCAATGGCTGTGTGTTGAATGCCATAACGATGCTCATAGAAAATATCCCAAACAGGAAGCAAATTGACGAAAGGAGGCCCCAAATGCCAAAACAATATACAAAAACAATAGAATCCTGCACTGAATGCCCGAATGCTCTGATAGTCGCATCGATATCACCCAATCACGGTCCTGAAATACGGTGCAAGGGTAGCCGATACCGAAACAACGTTTACCGGTTGATACATTACGAGGGTGGGCGAATCATTCCACCGTGGTGCAGTTTAGGCAATGCTGAAATATTAGACCCGTCATACTGATATGGCAAGAGGAAAACGGCAACGACAACGTAACCCTTGTAAATGTCTTGTCTGTAAAGAATCACGGCAGCGCGAGGATGGACCGGGGCTAACGTGTGAATTGCTGGTCGAGGCGTGTAACGGAGATTGTACTGAATGTGAAAGCTGGATATGTGATATAAAGCATAACGAGAAAAGGAGAGTGGCGAAGTGATATTTTGGCATGGGTTTATAGCTGGTGGAATTACGGTAACTGTCATCGTCGCAACAGTGGTAGCTTGGTCAATGGTAAGAATGGCAGATAAAACAGACAGGCAGTGGGGGATGAAATGATTATGGATAATATAACCGTAAAGCAAATAGAAAATATGAAACATTGCATCGGATTTCGCGGTGACAGGGTAAAGCGTAAAAAGTACGTTGCGTGGCGAAATTACTATACAACGAACGACAACGGCCCGAGCTGGGATGAATTGGTAAGTTTGGAGCTTGCCACAAAGCTGCCTTTCCCTAACGGTGGGGGTGAAAATCCGCAAGTGTATTTTGTTAGCAAGAAGGGTATGGAATTTTTAGCGGGGTTGTTGGAATGCAAGATTGTGGAGGGCGATTAATGATTTTATCGATCGATCCTGGAAGCTCTGAGAGTGCATTTACGGTCCTTGATGAAACTTTAAAGCCTATCAAATTTGGAAAGATATTAAACGCTGATTTAGCAATACTAACACCCGAGCTAATGTATGACCACAAGATAAATAATGTGGCAATAGAGGCTATCGCCAGTTACGGAATGGCAGTTGGCAAAGAAGTATTTGATACATGTATATGGGTGGGGCGCTTCTGGGAAATAGCGCTGAAAAGAATGGACCTAAACGAAGTAAGACTTATTTACCGAAAAGAAGAAAAAATGAATCTCTGCCATAGTATGAAAGCTAAGGATAGCAACATAACACAAGCACTAGTTGACAGATTTGCGTCTGGACAACCAAACCACGGTAAGGGGACCAAGAAGGCGCCAGGATGGTTCTTTGGATTTAGTAAGGATGTATGGCAAAGTTACGCTGTGGGTGTGACTTATTATGATCTGTACGTCAAGCCCAAAAGTGAAAAAGAGGGCTAAGAAAACAATAGTATAGCAACAATGCAATAGAGGGGGTAAGTGAGATGAAAAAGCCATCGTGCGAAACGTGTTCAGAAAATTATACGGTTTTGGTTCCTAACTTTGTATGCCATAAATGTGTAAATTTTAGTAAGTGGAAGGATGCTGAGGGATGAAAAATTGCATGAACTGTGCATGGGTAGCGTGTTCAAAATATGGAGTACCGCGAGAAGCGTGTGCTAAGTATGTTTGCGACATGGTTGCTGATCAGAGAAGGGCAGAGAGAAAAAGGAGGCTGGATCATGAGTGACCTTAACGATTTTCAGGGGCAATCAAGGAGAACAATGGATCATAGTTTAACGCCTAATATGGCTCTTACTAACTACAGCATGGGACTAGTTGGCGAATCGGCTGAATGCTTGGACTATCTCAAAAAGGTAATATTTCATGGGCATGAATTGGACCATGACAAGCTAAAGGAAGAACTTGGGGATGTGTTGTTTTACCTCTCGGCTTTGGCAACGGTGGCTGGGATAAGCCTAAAGGATATTGCAAAAATGAACATCAATAAGTTGATGAAGCGTTATCCTGACGGATTCTCAAAAGAAAAAAGCATCAACCGGGTGGATTAATGAACGACAAGCAGCGCAAAATTCTCGACAAGCTATGGGAAGTGTATTTAAAAATGCCTGACGTGAACCAACAACGGAAGATTGAAAAGGGGCAATAGAATGAACATCTACGAAATCCGCAAAGCAGGGCGCGAATACTGCCAAACTGAGGGCAGTGAGCATTATAAAGCAGTGAACGAACTGGAACCTATCGACCTGATAATAGCCAAGGGATTAGCGGATGATTTCTGCCTCGCTAATATTATCAAGTATGCGAGTCGGTTTAAGCAGACTCAAAAGCTAGATGATTTGAAAAAGGCAAGTGATTATTGCCAAATATTAGTTGGGGTTAAGCTTGCAAATAGGAAGCAAGAAATTAAATCAAATGCGCGAGAAAAGCCAATCTGCGGTAAAGGATTTTGCGACAATATAAGAATTGATAACGCTGATAAATTAAGAGAATGTCAAGGGAAAAGGAAAAGCAGCGATACAGCAGGATGCTTTTCAGGATGCACATGGAGAATACCGTCAGTGGAGGTGCAGCAATAAATGCTAATACAAAAGATCAAAACCCTCCTAAGTAAAAAGGGCAACGACAGGAAAGCGCTGCTGGCTAAGTCAATCATAGAGCTTGACACAACCGTTCGCACGTATAACATTCTGAGAAGAGCTGGGATAGTCACTGTAGGGGATTTGGTGCAACTTAGCTGGGCTGACCTTGCTTCTGTACGTAGGATGAACAGAAGAGGAATTGAAGAAATCGAGGGGCTATTGAGTGATATTGGGTTAGGGTTGAAGGAGGATGGAAAATAATGAAAAATGAAGTTGCGGAGATGTTAGAATGTGCGCTGATTAATTGCGATAATGTACGCAAGGTTGGGTTAATCATGCTTGAAATGGTGGAAATTCAGATACAAAGCGCGATTGATTTATTGGAGGAAAAGAATGAATTGGTCTGATGCCGTTTGCTTTATAGGATTGTTTGCGCTGATTGGGTTTTTGAGTTGGAATGAGAAGAGATGAGGGAGGGATTTAAAATGTTCTATAGAGATTACAGAAGAGAGAAGGAAAGAGAAATGAGTAAAAATAATAGTTCAAGCGGTGGAATTGGTTTCCTTGGATTACTGGCAATAGTTTTCATTACGCTTAAATTAATGGGCGTGATTACATGGAGTTGGTTGTGGGTTACGGCTCCACTATGGGGTAGTTTGATATTGGGAATATTGGTAGTGTGTGTTGTTGCGGTATTCGGGATTATGCGCAATAGAAAGGGAAGGTAATAGAGATGACAATAGAAGAATTTGCTAAGATGCTGGATGGTCGGGGTATAGATAATGAGATAACACACGAGGAAAGAGAGCAGGCAAAATCGCTAGGGTTCGTGGTTATCTTTGGATACTCTGACGATGGGGCATATCTTTGCGGAGCCATTGAAGATTCCGTAGGTTGCTATAACGGTGGAGAAATGCACCTTGACGAGCATGGACTATTCGAAGAGTGCGATTGTGAATGTTCGCACTCTGTATTGGCGAAGGAAAAGTACAAACTGATTGATATTAGTTGGGATGATAGCGAAGAAGGTTTCGCTTGGACATATGACACGGAAATACCTCACGCAACATTTGAGATAATGGACGAGGAAGATAATAAATGGTGTAGGGGAATTGTGTTCGACATTAAGAGCTTGGGGGATGAACCAAATGTTTGATAGATTTATTGAAAAGTTCCTAGGCGGGCATATAAGTATCGGTAACTTAACTATATTTGGAAGGAACGCAATGCACTGGGGAGTGACTTATTGGACTAAGAAATGGGGATATATTTGCTTTAGACTCCCATTAACTTGCTATGGAAAATGGTTGCCGCTGTATTTTTATCTCAGTCCTAATGCTACGCCTTGGGCATCTACTTATATGATTGGCAAAAAACATAGGCGAAGCGATTGGGCCTTGGCGAGGGTTAGGAAACACAAATTTGGTCATGGATTCGATACTGACGAATACAGAGAGCAGTTATATAAAATAAATCAAACGCTGTAGTAGGAGGTGAGCGCCATAGCTATGATAAAAGAATCCCAAAACATACTCGAAGAACGCTTGAAGCTCTACAAAAAGCATAAAGCCGAAATAATAACCACATCACAACGAATTGAAGTATGGGAACAGGCACTAAAAAGCGGGGAGCTATGGCTGTTCGAAAGCTCTATTAGTGTAATACCTGGGATGCCACACGCAACGACTACAACGTCACCTACAGAGCGTATAGCGGGGCATAGGGAAGTAACTGAGGAGATGGTACAGGAATGGATTGGCGAAGACAAGTCAAAGGTGCGCTTTAAGGCTACAGAGATAGATCAAATCGATGGAGCGTTGAAAGCACTGACTAAGGAGCAGAGGACAATTATCGAAGCAAAGTATTTCGAGTCGGAGACGTGGCGAAACATAGAAATAGCGTTCAATGAGAAGTATTCAGTTGGCAGGGTTTATATTCAGTCCGATGGGTTGAAGAAGATCAATAGGGAATCACTAGATATTCTATGGCATATTCTTGGTCCGTTATTTCAAAGATATCTGTATTTCAGGAAAGCGAACTGAATAATCATTATTTTTTCTTTAAAAGTTCTCTGTTTCTCACTTCCAAGCTTGATATGATATTAATGTGATATCATAATGATATTGGAAATGCGTCCTGCGTTTTAGTCGGGGCGCATTTTTCTATGCTATTTTTGTTCAAAAGGGGCGATTTGATGTGTGTCATAATTATATCGCTGCCTATAAATCTATTAAACCTACCTGTATGAGCTGTATATGCTGGTGCCCTGACGATTTTGTTTGTCTCAGTAAAGAGGAAAATGCGAGGCGCAGGAGAGAAAATGAGATTGAGGAATTGGGACGGATGATGCGTAGTAGCAGGACAATCGTGGGGTTATTGTAGTATAAAAAAAGAGAGCCGTTAAGCTCTCATGGATTATAGTTACAGCATCTTTCGCAAACGCTTTCGTCATATTTATCGAGCGAACAAAACTCGCTAGAATCATATTGGCACACTAAACGAATTTTCGATTTATCATCATCACCCATTGTTATTAATCCTCCTTATATCCTCGAATTAAAATCCGCGCAATTTTACCAAAGCATCAACCAAAGGACGAACATCAGAAAGAGTTAAATCACCATAATGCTTAACTAAATATTCTATTTTAGATGCAAAATCGGCATTAAGATGATCAGAAGCAAAAGCACTTTCTCTGATTGAATGAGCCCTAATTAAATCTTCTACAAAAGCATCAATAACACATTTCATTTTAAAAACATCCTTCCTCCTTCGCCGGGCTTATGGTCCCCGGCTGGCCTTGTGGGATTTAGTCTAATAACGATTCGCGAGATATGGAATACTGTTCCTTCAGCCTGTCGTAGGCTAAGCAGGTGACTTCGTAGCTGTACCAACCGACCATGTACTGACCGGGACCCGTTAAGTCTGAACTTTTGTACTGCTTCCTGAGCTTGATTCCCCTGGCCTTTTTTAGTTCGAGCGGGGTATCGATATAATAGTGCGTTCCGTAGTGGCCTAATGTGACTCTCATTTGGCAGTTCGGCTTGCGCTGTCCCATTTCGGGGGTGTAGGAATGGACACCTTTAGCGATTCGATCAGCAGGGAAGTTTAGGACTTTGCTCATTTCGCTTTCCTTCTTCGTATTTAGGTATTGCTCAATCGCTTCGGCTACTACCTTAGATAATGGGCGATCTTCTCTTTTGGCCTGAGCATCAAGCCGGACCCGAAGATCAAGCTCGATGCGTGTATTGAGCCCTACTTGCATATTACCAAGCCCTCCCTGTTATTTCGTGGTTGCCATCCCTGTTTAAGTATCCGTGTTGCTGGTCTGATGGCCTAAACCATGTTACAAATACTTTACTATCTACCATTGAGGGAATAGACGCTTCTGCTTTGGCTGTTTTAATGGCTTCCTTCTTAGTTAATTCAGGTATTTCGGATATGGTCATTCCTTCGCAGTCTATAATTACACTGTATTTCATTCGTAAAACTCCTTTACGCTCCGAACCCCTTTGTGTTCCGCAAGCAACTCCTTGATTGATGTTATCTTACCACGCATGCACGCACTTGTAAAGCATTTACATTGTACTATTATTTGACACAATTTGGAGGGTACAAAATGAAGCCTTGTGCAAAGTTTGAGCTTAGGCAATGGGTACCTGGGGTTGCGGTTTTGTTCGCTAATCGGGGTTGCTCGGATTGCGCTAGACTATCAAGCGTGGAGTGTGTGGAGAGGTGGAAGAGAGAGCAAATGGAAAGGGTGTTAGCAGGGCGTAGGATAGGGTTTTAAGCTTAGTTCTAGTCCTTTAGGTGTATTTATATCTAATGGACTAATGGTGGGTTTAAATGAGGGTAAAAAGAAAGACCACTTATTTAGTGGCCTTGACTGTGATCTTGGCATTTAGTGCGATAAATCGGACATACTCGGATATGGTCATTCCGTGGGATTTTGCCTTTTCTGTGATTTGCGCGTATTCGTCTGGCGTGCATCGGACGTTAATGCTTGGCTTTTCTGCTGTTCCCATTTAACTAGCCACCTTCCTGTATCCTGCAAGCGATTGATATAGTTTGATTAATTCGCCGAGTGCTTTAAGTTCTAGGCGGTCCTTTGGGGTCGGTCCTTTTAGTCTTGTGTAATTGCTGATCATTACGGGGTGATTATCGCGAGCTTCCCATGCCCTATCAAGCAATATTTCCATACGGTTGGATTTACGACTGATACCCTTGCTGAATTTAGTGTGGTAGATGGCCTTTAATTTGTCAGTATTCATGGTTTTCCTCCTTCGCCCGGTATTGGCTCCGGGCTAGCCTTGTGGAATTACATTGCAGATACGATTTCCTGCGCTGCTCTGCTGGCATTGTCGCTTCTGTATGCTTGCCATGCGGATATACTTGGAGTCCATCTGAAACCGTTTTTCTTCAGCTGGGATCTGACTTCTGCGGAGGGCTTGCCGTTGAAGAAGATTTGTAAGCGATGCGCTTCTACATTGTCAACTATGCGGATTCCTTCGGTTTCGGTTGATTCGGCTTCGACTACGATTTCTTGCGTTCCACGTGCTGCGAGTCGTTCAAGGTGTGCGATGCGGTCCTTGATACCTTTTATCCTGCCGTTGCTGTTTTGAAGCACATAGGCCATGTGCGGAGGTGTTCCCTCTTTGCGGGCTTTGGCGTTGTATGCTTTGTACTCTGCATGTTCTTCTTGAGCGTTGGCAAGTTTTTCTTTTAGCTTGTCGATGGCGTTGGCATCGTTGGATTTGATGATCTTATCCCCTGCGACTATTGAGGATATTCGGTTGTAGATATCCTTGAACTCATCATACTCTGCCCATAACTTACCTTCTTTGGATAGATACTTGTTATGCTTGCTCATATTGTAATTGGAAGGTCCGGCTAACATCACGCTAACATGGCCTGCGCCGTTTGCATTGCGTCTGTTGGTCCAACTTGCATATCGGGAGGTGTAAGAAGAGAGAAGGTTATCAAGTTTGTTTTGCGCTTCAGGAGATACCTTAGTTTTAGCATTTTCGATTGCCGTGGTAACTTCTGCGATCTCCTGGTTAAATTCGCGAGTTGCGCTGCCTGGTGTGTAGCTGGAAAAACTCATGTTTTCCTTGGACCGTTGGGCTAGTTGTTCATTGATGAGGCTTAAGTTTTGTATAGTGATTGTTGGTGCTGGAGCTTCGACTGTTACTATAGAGGGCTTTGATTCCTCCACTATCTCAATGACTTCTACGGGTTGAACGGGTTCTATGAGTTCAACTGTCTCAATACTTTCTGCGGTGCATTCTTCAAGTTCCTCTTCACCAACAGAAAACCATGGCGAATCAATAGGATCAATGTAATACGTTGGTCTGCCTGTTCTTTCGTCAAGGCCAATTACCGTTCTTACTCCAAGATTTACGCTGTTTGAGTTGGTCCAGTTTACCTTGTCACCAATTTTAAATTTATGGTTTGTCATTTTAATTCCTTCTTTCAAGTTTTTGTTTCCGTCTAGACCAACCAAGTTTGATTGAGCTAGACGAAGGCAAAAGCCTTCTTAGTAATCACTTGCATCCAATCCATGTTTCGCAAGAAGTTTTCTGTAATGAGTGGCCTGTTCTAGTGCGAGCGCTGGGATATCACATTTACACCATTCTCTGTATTCTTGTACCCATCCCATTTCGATATCAGATAATTGATTGTAAGATTTCATTGTTATTTCCTCCCCTTATTTAGTAACAGCGGTTATCCCTTTAGAACCTTTGTTATCCTCCCTAAACATTCTAAGCGCTTTTAACCTTGCGGAGTTGGGAGAAGGTGCATAGGTTGAAATCCACTGGACATATGTTCCGTTCTGGAATATTTCGACGGTGTAGGGTTTATCGGATGGTTTAATCATTCAGTATTACACTCCTTTTCCTCTTTGTAGTATCGGGTGATAGTTGCATCGCTCATGGCGCTTAACTCGTGGATGGTGTAGCGTGTTTCTCTTAGTAGGTATTTAACCATTTTTGATCTTGTCATGTGTGTTAACCTCCCTTGATTTGTTATTTGTATTGTACTGCTAATTGCGGTACGTTGTCAAGAGGTTTTTAAAGATTATTTGGATTTATTTTTGCCTTTATTTAACTGCGCGGATGTAACTGGAATAGGATACTAAAAGTATGGCGGCAGATGCGTTTAGCCTGGATTAGTGCGTAGTAAAAGCTTCGGGGAGTTGATCACATGGAGGTGTGTTATTCGTTCACGGATTGCAGGGAATGTAGTAAGCGTGAGGGATGTGGGATGATTAAACTAGGGTTTGTTACGTTGTTGTGATTATGTTGTTTGAGCTTAGTTGTTAGTAAATTAGTATGATTGTACCTGTTTATTAATTAGTGGGCTTAGATTTAATCTGGTGGCTTGTGGTGAGGGATTGAGGGAGGTTAACTGATGGATACATTTGATCTTGGTAGCGTTGCCGACTATGTGGATTGGGACAAAATAGAACATCCTAAAGTTTCAAAAGATGGAGTAAGTCGCATTATTAGCCTGATTGACTCGGTTGGTAATAAGTATGGATGTAATCGTTGTATGTATACTTGGGATGATGGCGAGTATTGTCCTATGTGTGGACAACCGGCAACTCATGAGATTAGATAGTTATTAGATAGTGAGGTGTACTGATGTGTAAGGACTGTTGTTGTAATGGGTGCGACGAGATACATTGTATTGATTTGGGATGCTTTAACTGTGCAGATTCAAAAGATTGCAAGGCTAAGCATTTAAAGTAGTGAGATAGTGGAGGTGATTGGTATGGGTGCTGCGCTTGGAAATCAATATGCTTTAGGTAATGAGGGTGGCAGGCCATTAAGATATAAATCAGTTGATGACTTAGCTTGTGAGATAGATGATTACTTTAACACCATAACTATTACTAAGCCTGTATTTGATTCTGTGGTAATTGGTAAAGATGATGATGGTAATGATCTATTTGATAAAGTGCCAAGGCTTAATAATGCAGGTAGACAAGTGATGGTTACTGATTATTTGGAAATTCCTAGTATATTAGGGATGTGTAGGCATTTAGGAGTTAGTAGAAAAGTTTTGTTGGATTATGAATGCAGAGATGAGTTTAGTGAACCACTTAAAAAGGCCAAGGAGCGAGTTGAGCAATATTTAGAGGAACAACTCCTTAGAACTACTCAGGTTGCAGGGGTTATCTTTAACCTAAAGAACAATTATGGTTGGAAAGATATCCAGACAGTCGAGCAAACAGGTCCTAACGGTGGCCCACTACTCATTAACCAGGTAGCAACTCTATCGGATGCTGATCTAACTAAGATGATCGAAATAATGGAAAGAGCACAGCTTCCTAGCCCTGAGATAGTAGATATTGAGCCAGATAATTAGCGTACCAAAAGGTATGTGAAGGTAATGGAACGTTTCTTAATTCATTTATTAACCTTATAGTACAGATGATGATTGCCGGAACCCCTGCTATGACTGCATTTTTAAAAGTGCTATAAGTGGACTGAATGGTGTACCTTATGATACTGACGTTACTGTCTGGTTCGCTGTGCTGTACTAATCAGATGCATTGACCATTGCTGTGCTGTCTTGACTATAGGGTATGGCTTCTGCTTCCTTAGGGGTATTAAGGCAATACTGGGACCATGTTGCTGTATTGGCTGAGCTGATCTACCGGGGGGTGGGGTCCCGAGAAGTGGCACGAGATTGGGCTGGTGAGGGAGCTACGGGTGTATATATTATATACAGACAATCTAGAGTCAACAGTCACACATATTTCAAAAAAAAATAAAAATAAAAAATTACAAAAAAGGATTTGATAAGCATTGGGTAATAAGGTTATCGAACTAGCTGAACGAATCATGATCAGCGGCAAATATTCAGATGAGGATAACCTAATTGTCATATCCACAAAAGAATACGACTCCCTCCTTGAATATAAATCCATGTACGAGGGGTTGTGTAAATAACCAACCATGTAGAGATAGCCGTAAGTACTTCCTTTGTATCTTTGCATGAATAAAGTTAGGTAAGTATACCTTAGACCTACTCCCGCAAGGGATTGATACACTTTTAATAAAGTTGGTTTATTGACGTTTTTTTAAACTTAAATAAGCAGAAAAACCAACTAGGAAATTAGGTGTAAAATGAGCGATAAAATCATTAAGAAAACCCAATATATTAATACTGATACCGGAGTTATAGAAAAGGAAAATATGCAGTATATAGGCGCAGCGTTCCATGATGAGAAGGGTTATCTCTTTTGGGCAAGGAAGAATTTCGCCAAGTCATTTATTGATGTTGACTTTCCAAAGGCTATGACAATGAAGGAGATAGGTCAGATGGCTACTCTATCTAAGAAGATGTGGTCAACAACTAATATGCTAGGATATAGAGGCAACGGAGGCATTAAGTCATATAGTGATGAGCAAATAGGAAACATCGTAGGATTAAAGCCATACCAGGCCAAGACATTTATGAGGAAGATGATAACAGTCGGTATGATTGCTAAGGTAATAGTCATGACAGGCGGGGAAAAGGTAACTCAATATTATATCAATCCGATATACTTCTTTGGGTCTAACCGGATACCCCTTAACCTGTACCTTATCTTCAAGAATCAACTTGACAAGGTGTTGCCGGGATGGGTGCTGGAGAAATATGCAACTGTTAAAAGTTCCCTTTAACTCCTTCTTCTCAACTCAAAACCCATCAATACCGCACAAATAAGGTTGCTCAGCGTTGCAGCCAAGCTATAAATAATAAAACGTACAGTCAAACGTATCAATCAACGTTTGGGCGAAGGAGGTTTAATGATGGTATGTAGTAGCTATGAAGCGAGGTCAACGACAACCACAAGGGATTGTTGCACATGCAAGTCTTGCTTTTGTCCCCTTAAAAACACTAATCTAATTTTTAAATAATAGTTTAATGTAATCCCATAGGAAGAAGGGGCCAAATTGGCAGAAAACCGTTCCTGCAAAAAGTTCGACCAACGAACAAACATAAACCCCGACATATTTATAAGTGGTATACCACCTAACTGTGGAAATTGTTCATTCTTCAATGGTGTTAAGTGTGGCGATGAAAAAGGCGCAATAGCGATAGGATTGCTTGCAGAATTCAATTGGTGAAAGGTGATGATAAACAATGGCAGAAACAAAAGAAGTGAAAGCAGAAGCTATTGTTAAACCTGCACCAAAGCAGAAAATAAAAGCAAGCGATTTGCCAACATTGGACTTTCTAAAGCAAGAGATGGCTAGACGGAGATATGTTTCTTATGTTGAATATGTACATGAAAAACGATGGTTGCCGAGCAAGCACCTTATCTATGTTTGCAATACTGTTCAAGAGTTCATTGAGGATAAGATGGATGAGAAAATACTTATACTTCAGTTGCCGCCTCAACATGGGAAAAGTCAATCAGTAACAGAAACATTACCTTCATGGTTCTTGGGTAAGTTCCCGACTAAGAAGGTTATATGCGCGAGTTACGGTGATGATTTAGCCACACGTTTTGGTAGACGTAACAAGGAGAAGATAGAACGGTTTGGGAAGAAGTTATTCGGAATTGAGATTAGTAAAAAGGTTTCTGCCTCTACAGAGTTTGAGTTAAGTAATAATGTTGGTGGTATGATTTCAAGGGGTATTATGGCAGGGATCACCGGGCAAGCTGCTGACCTCATCCTCTGCGACGATCCGATAAAAAACAGACAGGAAGCAGACCTTGCATCTTATAGGGATAGGGTGTGGGAAGAATGGCTAAATAGTCTCAAAACTCGCCTTAGCGCGGATGGGAAAGTCATTATCATTATGACTAGGTGGCATGAGGACGATTTAGCAGGAAGGGTAATCAAAGACGAGAAGAGTAATGTTCGGGTTATAAACCTACCGTGTGAGGCAGAAGAAAACGACCCATTAGGCAGGGAAATTGGTGATGCTTTATTCCCCGAAATAGGAAAAGGTAAAAAGTGGCTAACAAAGTTTAAGCTTTCCTACACGACTGCAGAGGGAGCAAGAGCGTGGTCAGCATTGTTCCAAGGCAGACCATCAAGCCAAGAAGGGAACATGCTTAAAAGGCATTGGTGGAAGTTTTATAGTGATGTTCCTAAGAACCTAGAGCATCAACTTCAATCTTGGGATTGCACGTTCAAGGATTCCGATGGGACCGACTTTGTGGTTGGTCAAGTATGGGGCATTAGGGGGGCTGATATCTTTCTATTGGACCAGGTAAAGGATCGCATGGACTTTACTCGCACAATGTCATCCATAGAAGCGTTGTCTGCGAAATGGCCTGAAACTGGAACAAAGCTGATTGAAGATAAAGCGAACGGTCCTGCTGTAATCTCCATGCTAAGACATAAAATTGGCGGGCTAATAGCTGTAAATCCAAAGGGTAGTAAAGTGGCTAGAACAAGTGCTATTTCACCTCTCATAGAAGCAGGTAACGTATACCTTCCTAACGCATCTATTGCACCGTGGGTGAATGATTTTATCGAAGAGTGCGCGGCGTTTCCAAATGGGGCGCATGACGATTCCGTAGACGCAATGTCGCAAGGTTTACAACGCTTTATTTATTCCATCATCCCCATATTAGAAAAGCACGACAACAGAGAATACCCCGATGAAAACTTCACCGACTACGACGATGACGCAGAATCATTCTTCGACTAAGGAGGAACTACAATGACATTTTGGCAAGTCCTAGCACTGATAATTATTCAAGGCTTATTTTTTTTATCGTGTACATGGACGGGTTTTTACTTCGGGTGGATGTCGAAGAAAGGCAGCCCTCCTGTTAGTATGCCGATCATAAGCAATATCGTTGATTCCTTATCTAATAAAAAAGAAAAGCAGGAGGAACCTAAAAACTTCTTCGATTAGGAGGTGACACATATTGGATAAAGAAAAACCTGACTTAAACATAAACACCAATACCAAAGAAGAAAACGTCCTGCTCTCTAAAATCGTCATGGACCAACGGAACGCAGAATCAATGCGAACGGATATCGACCAAATATGGGATGACGAATACAAAATGTACATTGGCGATCAATGGGATACATCCATAGCTCGGCGCTCATCGGATGCCAAGAGAATCAGGCCGAACTCTGTAGATAACTTTGTCATGCCAGCTGTAATCAATATCCATAGCGCACTAACAGCAACAACTCCAACCTGTGCAATAGAACCGCGCGAAGTAAACGACACAGATATTGCTCAGAAACTTGGACCTGTTATCGAATTTATAGAATATAAGAACAAATTCAAGGCGGTATGGAAAAAGATCGTTCTGCAAGGACTGAGTTATGGGCCTCTAATCGGTGCAGTTCTATGGGATAACACATGGACAGGAGGTTCAGGACCTAATCGTTGGATGGGTGACGTGCGCTTACTCAATATCAAACGCAAAGAGTTCTATCCTGACCCTGCTATAACAGACTTAGAGGACAGACTACAGGATTGCTCTTACATTCACCGTAAACTAAGGCGCAAAAAGAGTTACTTCGAAGAGCGTTGGCCAGACAAGGGTGAGTATGTCGAGCAGGACATGGATACTGTTGACCAAGAAGGATTAGATGCAGGGCAGGCAACTCTCATCGAACGATGGACAAAGGGCAAGCCTAAGATGGTCCCTGACGAATGGGTTCAACACTTCAAGCAAAAGGCGCAGGACTATAACCCTCCTAGTGCAAATCCAGATTCGTTCAAAGCTGAGATGTTTACATCTATGGCAAAGGGAACCTTAGATGGAGTTCACGTTTGCTACTGCACGCGTGACGTTTTCCTTGAATATATCCCTTATGTTTATGATGACGGCCTGTATCCTTTTGTCTATAAGGTTATGTATGAGGATGAAAAGTCACAATGGGGATTCGGAGAGATACGGAATATCAAGATTCCTCAGATCATGCACAACAAAGCTGACGAGATCGAGATAGAAGCAATGTCCATCGAGGGGCTAGGAGGAATGTATTACAACAAAGGGGCATTAAGTCAAAAACAATTAGCCGATCATAGAAACCTAAACGCTAAAGGTGGCGCGGTCCTAGAAGTCAATGACATTATGGGCATTCGTGAAAGAACAGGTCCTAAGATACCTGCATCAATTGCCAACTACAAAGAGCAGAAGCAGAGAATGGTTGAAACAATCTCACAAAACACTCCTATCCAGCAGGGAACTAAGCCGGGTGGCGTTACTGCCTTCTCTGCTATTAAAGAGCTTGGTAATAGGGCTGACACTCGCACAAGGGGAAAGGTTGAGATACTAGAGGACTTCCTGAATGATTTTAGACAGCTTGAATTATCTCGAATAGCTCAGTTCTGGACAGAAGAAAGGCAATGGAGGATAACAGGTAGCGAGGGGAAATCACAAAGTGGAACGTTCAGTAATAAGGAAATGGTCAAGACTTGGCCTAGAAGTCCTGCTGAATATGATGAGCAAGGCAACGAGACAAAACCTGCTGAAATGGAAGAGTATATTCCAGAGATGGACGTGAAGGTTAAGCTTGCTGATGAGCGTCCAACGAGTAGGGATTACTACACCGACCTTGCTATCAAGATGAAACCTGCTGGACTTATCGACATGCAATCCTTTTGGTACACAATGGAAGAGGGCAAGTTTCCTCCAAAAGAGGAAGTTCTTAAGAGGCTAGATGAAGAGATGAAGGCTAAGATGGCGGAACAACAACCACAGCAACCACAGATGCCACCACAAGGCGCAGGAGGACCTACAGGAGGTTCTACAGGAGGGCAACAACCGCAAGGGCAAGCAAACCCACAGGAACAAGTAACGCAAGTCGTACAAGAAGCGTTAGCGCATATGACACCTGAGGAGCAACAAGCGTTTAAAAATGCTCCTGACGAGTCTAAGATGCAGATTATTCAAAAACTAATGGAGTCGCAGGGGCAAGGAGGGCAACCAGGTGGCTAAAATAGTCCACTTTCCTCAATCAAAGGCAAACGGTCCTAACGAATTCCTTATCGAAACCTTTGATATAGCGAAGGAAAGAGAAATAGATTCGATTGTTGTTTCATTTAAACTTAAAGATGGCGAAGTTATGACAGGATATTTCAATGCTGGCTTTGGTACAAGACAAGAAATATGTGGTCATATCCAATGCGACATCATCGACCAAATGATTATAGCTAATTTTGAAAGGTATGGTGGATAATATGGCAAGCACAAAGCAGACCGCAGCACAGAACGCATTTAAAGCAATGCTAGCAGGTAAAAAGGGCAAACAACCTAACCCGACAAAACCGTTTCCTGCGCCACCTATGAGTCCTGCTAAGAAAACTGCACCGATGAAAGAAGTCGGCAAGAAACCTGAGATGGGTAAAATGAGCAACAAAATGGAAATGGCTAAGATGGCTGGACCTGGAAAAGGCAAGGGTAAAGGCATGGGCGGCAAAGGACAAGGAAAGATGGGCGGCAATGGAAAAGGCTGCTGATTCGACCACGTTTCAACCGTGGACGGAATTAAAGGAGTTGATGCCCTTGCACTAACTCAATATTGACAAACTGACGAACCGCAAAGGTTCTTTTTTTATATCCATTTATCGCGAGAGTTCGCTGACTTTAAGGCGTAATACCCTGGCGAGGGAAAACGCGGAGGTGTCCAATGTTCATACCATTTAATCGTAACCCATTCTATGCTCCCGAAAGTGACATAAGCGGAAGTGAAGTAGCAGGAGAGGTCGCTGGCTCCGACGCTGAAACGGTAGCAGACCCATTTGCAAGTCTTAGTTTTTCCGTAGGTGATGAAGAAGAAGTTGCAGAAGAATCCACGGAAGAAGTCGATGAAGCGGAAGAGTCAACCGAAGAAACTGTGGAAGAAGTTGCAGAGGAAGTCAAAACCGAAGAAGTCAAGGAGGAACGGACAAGCAAGCAATCAGTTGAAGTTGATGCCGCCTTTAAGAGAACAAGGGTAGCGGAAGAAAGAGCAGTACAACTCGAAAAGGAACTCAACGAGCAAAAGGAATGGCAGAAAAAGCAATTCGGCCATGATGACTTAGCGAAGTATCGTCAGGAAGTTGAAAAACAATCCCAGGAACAGTTACAAGCAAGAGTAAATGATCAGCGTCAAAGTCATATCGATATGGCACAACAGATGCGTGATGCTGGTTATGACGAGAGAGTAGTTGTTGAATGGCTTAAAGCACAGGAAGTAGCCTTAACAACTCAGCAACAACTCGAAACCCTTCAACAACGACTCAATCAAACGGAAGCGGATCAACAGAAAGCGCAGAAAGAACAGGAACGCCTACAGCGGGAACAATCTATCAGTGAAGGACAAAAAATCCTTCTCGAACAACACAAAGTTCTCAAAGGAAAGTATGGCGAGTTGGTTCCCGAAGCGAAGAGTTTTGACGAGTTGCTGCAGGTCCTTGATCCTAAAATCGTTGGATTAATTGCGAACAATGGCCTGACGATGGATGAGGCGTTTCGGTTAGTCAATGGCGAAAAGATTGCCCAGCAGGAGAAGTCGCTTGTTGAAAAGAGAACTACTGCAAACATCGTTGACCGGAGTAAGAAGTCGGTTGAGACGAACAAGTCTGAGAAGAAACCGGAAGAGAGATTAACCCCTGGGCAGATCAAGTTCGCGAAAGAATTCGGTGTTGACCCGAAGGAAGTTGCGAAGAGGTCTAACCCTGCATTATTCAAAAAATCAAAAGGAGTGAGCTAACAAATGGCATATTTTAAGTTTGCGTATGACGATGCTTCCCCGACTGAGATCCTGAAACCATTCCCCATCGCTACTGGCACTGTAATCGAAAAAGGTGAGATTGTATTAGCGACTCCAGCGGTAGGAATTGCGGCGGTGGCAGGAACGGACTTCGACGACCCTGCTATGGGGGTTGCAAGTGAAAGACATAATGGAGTTTCGGCGGGCAGAGAAGTGGGGGTAGAGATTAAAGTTTCTTGTAGTCCTACTGCTGTATTTGCCCTACGTACCACGAACATCATTACTGCAACCGGCGGTAGTGCAACCACATTCGTTGTGGCCGGACTCCTACCAACAACTGATAACCTCTGGATTGGCGGGCGGCTTGAAGTTGTAACATGCGCCGCTGACCCTTCGCTTGCCGGAGCTATGATTCCAATTACAGATTCTACGGGTTCGGGTGGGACGATTACCTTCGCTACACAGACCGCTGCCTTCGCTTCTGGCGATACTGCATATCTGCATCCTGGACCATTGGCAATCGGTTCATATGGCTGGGATTTGACTTCTGATGGAACAGATGTTGATTGGGATACTTCGGGCGGCGAGGTTCTTCAACTTGTAGATGCTCAACCAGAACTTAAATTGTCCTTCTGGAAGCTGAGACTGCATCAATTCGGAACTGGTGCTGGTGCGCTCTAATATTTAGGGCGCATTTAATATTTGTGAAAGCTCTCTGATTCAGGGGGCTTTATTTAATTTAAGAGGAGTGAAATTATATGACTTTAACACGTGAGAATTTTATGGAACTAGAAGGCGTTCTGCAAACCGTCTATGATATTCAGCAATCGAAATTAAAGGACTATGTTCCGAAACTATTCAACGTAGCCACATCTAAACGTAGCCAAGAAAAGCATTTTGGTATCGGTGGCATTGGTCTTATGAAGAAGTGGACAGGCCAAGTCAACTATGATACTATCGGAAAACGATGGGAAACGACATATCGCCATCAGAAATATAGCGATGGCTTGCAGTTTGAAAGAGAAATATTCGACAACAATGAATATAAGCAACATCTTGAAAAGACTACGAAACTGCTTGCCATTAGCGCACACAATACCAAGCAAGAACACGCATACAGTGTATTCAATAATGCGTTCGACACTGCATTCTTGGGTTCAGACGGCAAACCTTTATGTGCGCTCGCCGGAGCCACTGGTCATCCTTATTCCCCTGACAACGCTGCTGACACACAGGGAAACGCTGGTGTCCTTGCGCTAACCCCGACTAATATTGAAACTACTGTTACTGCGATGCATCGATTCGTTGATGATCGCGGGAATAAATTGGGTGTTAACCCGCGTCTCTTACTCGTTGGTGACCATTATCGGGTCAAGGCTAAGGAGATTGTTGGCAGCGACAAGGTTCCTTATTCTGGCGATAACACGATCAACGTATGGAATGATGAGCTAGACTATCTTTATATTCCTGGTATCGAAGGCAAAAAATGGATGCTTGTCGATCCTGACCTGATGAACATCTTTCTTAATTGGTACAACAACCGTATTCCTAAGTTGGAATACGAAGATAATTTCAATACTGAGGTTGTCAGTTATAAAGAGGTGGGGCTTTGGAGCTTCAACTTTGACGAATGGTACTGGTGCTACGGTCATCAGGCTCAATAATTAGCTTAACGTGCCGACAGTAATAATATCGTATTTCGGTATCAAATGTGTTATCAATCAAAGGATTCTAGGAGGGGCAAAACGCCTCTCCTTATTTATTTAAGGAGGTTGCAAAATGAGTTATTCCCATTCAGACGGAGTATCTTCTGTAAATTTAGGTTATGCAGTAGGGGAACCAGGTAGTGAGCTACAGGTCATAGACAAATATGGAAAAATAAACTATGCAGCAATCGGGCGCGGCACAGCCTTCTATGTTGACGGTAATGCAGGGTCAAACTCGAACGATGGTCTAAGTTGGGAAACGGCAGTAAAAACAGTCGCGGCAGGTATCGCGCTCGCTGACGATGATATCGCCAAATCAAACCATTGGGATCGTCGAAACCTGCTATTTATCAATGGTGGGGCATACACGGAAAGTCTCACACGTTTCCCTGAAAAGACGGACATTATCGGAGTTGGCAATACAGATTTCTTAGCAAAGGCTAAACTTATCGGCGTACAGGCCCCGACAGTTGAGGCCATGGGATGTCGTTGGATTAATATGGCATTTCAAAATGTAACGGCAGCTGCAACAGTCACGCTTGCGGCAGGAAACCACGGAGCAGTATTTATCAATTGCGACTTCTTGGGTAATGGAACAACTACTAAGGCATTGCTTTCAACAAACAATGTAGACCTTCGCATTGAGGGATGTAGGGTTTATGGAACTGGTGATGGAACCGCTAAACAATTGGTAGGTTTCGAGATCGCGGGTACTAGCACGAATATCAATGCTCGAATTGTTGGTAATGATATTAGGGCAGCGGTTGGAATTGTGGTCGCTGTAAACGGGGTAACGGGTGGTGGCCTTATTGCTGACAACTTCATCGATTGTACCACGCTTGCAATTGATGAAAACTCAGATTTATTCATGGTCATCAATAACCGCTGGATTAGTGCTGCTAATCATTCGGCATCATTTGATCTCTCGGTAACTCGTTGCGTTGGTAATCTTGCAACAGGTAACGGAGACGGAAAGACAATGTATGTGCCAATTATAACCTTAACTTAAAACTAGGGGGCCTTCGGGCCTCTTTTCCTTTGGAGGTATCTATGTTCAATATTAATCCAGACGATCTATTCAATAAAACAGACCAACTTCTCTTTTGCATTCTCAGCGAACTAAGGCAACTCAATAAATCACTGCATCCGATAGCTAGGGATACAGCGACTAAAAAGAAGCCTAAAGTGAGGAGTGCAAAACCGAAGAAGATAGAACAAACAGAAATTGAAACAAATATTGGAGGTGTTTCTGAATGAGTGTAACTCAAATCATGGATAAAGATGACCATAGATTAAATATAAACGAAGATGGAACGATATCAGTGACGCTTACTGGGAGTTTAACGAACGTAACTCCGACAGCTGTAACTACAGGTGTGGCATCAGGATTAGCCTTAGCCGCCAATGCAAGTCGAAAATATGCTTCATTTCAAAATGATAGCGACACAACAATTTATTT